AAAGCGCAGAAAATTAGCTAGTGGCGCTGCTTTTTTGACAACTTACGGTAGTTCTTGGTCCCGCTCTGCGAACAGATTTATCACACGGGCCTTTAATTTATCGGCCATACAGGGATTCAGCGCGTTTTCGCGCTCCAGCCAGCGGCGCCGCGAGTGGATATCGCCCAGGGTCATCATGAACCGCGCGTAATACTCGACCTTCAGGCCTAGACCCACATCGCAGTACCGCTTGCAGGGCGCCCAGCACTGGCGACAATTAATCAGATGGCTAACGTATACGCCGTGGGCGCTGGCCACCTCTTCGGGGAGTGTGCCGGTCAAAACTCTTCGCGCCTCCACTCATAGCCGTCACCAGCCTTTGGCCCCTTCTGCACCGCAATGAACTTGAAGATCGGGTACAGCTCGGCCGCTACCTTGATCTTGACGCGGGCGTCATCCTCCCACCGGCCTTTCACCTCATGCGCCTCAAGCTCACAGCTGGCGGACATTACGAAGAAATCTACGGTGTAGAAGGTCTTGTCAGCCAACCTCAGCTTGATGCCTTCGAACTTGAACCACAGCACGTCCCCGGCACGCTTGAGCTGCTCCAGGTGCGCCGCATAGGCCTCTTCGGTCTTGTTCATCACACCGGCAGGCAGGCGCCCCAGGGCCTGCATTTTCTGCTTTGCCGTGGGAGCGGGCTTTGCCGGTGTAGGCGCCACAACGGGCGGCAGGGCAAAGGCTGCTTGCGTGCCCGCCCCTTTCTTTGGCGCAGCGGCACCCGCCAGCGCCCTGCTGGTCATAGCCGGGGGAAGGCTGCGCAACTGCTCTTCGGACATCCAACGTTTAGTCATGCCCGTATTTTCCCCACAAAAAAGGCGCCTCACTGGGCGCCCTTTGCATGCGTTGCGGGGGTTCTATTCGGCCGGTGGCTTCTGATCCACGGGCGCCCACGTCAATTTCTCTTCAGTGAGCAGTGCCGCAGCCTGTCGCGCGCCGCGCTCAGTGCGGTAAATGCGGGGCAGCCCGTCAAAACGCTTGAACCCGCTCCGATCAGATTCGCAGTCCAGCATGAATATTGAAAACCTCGGATCGGTGTCCTTGTCTATCCAAAGCCCAAAGCCCTTGACCGTCTTGGCTTCCAGGATGGCCACCATGGTACTGGCCTGGACAGTGCTCACTGGGGCTGGCAGCTGGGCCATGGCACGCTGGACCGCAGACCGGCGATAGATCGTCTGATTCGCTTTCCCGGCCTTGTCGAGGATTGAGCGGATACCGTCCCGCGCAAGCCTTAGCTCAGGTAAATCAGCACTGGCACGCTCCAGGGCTGTGTACAGATGATCATCAGCGTGGCCCAGGGCTTCCAGATCGGCCTGGCTCAGGTATACAGATACGCCTTTCTGGCTCATGACTGCCGGGTTCCTTTCTTATTCGTCTGAATCTGCGGGCTTAGGTATGTGCTTCGCGTGCTTAGGCGGAATACCCAATAGGATGCGCTGGGCTTTGACGGCATGAGGCTTCTTGTCGATCACCCTGGCGACCTGTGTGTCTGACATCAGACCTAACAGTACTTCCTGCCAAGGAAGCCATGCCGATGAACGCTTGATGCTCATATAGGGCGCTATGCCTAGATGCTCGCGAGCCCTACGAACAGTCTGCGCGGCTGCTCCTACCATCCTTGCGAACTTGGCGTCGGGGATCTTCCCCAGTAGCGCCAACTGATCAGCATCCCAATCACCCGGCACAATCGGCGCCTGGAATGGCGGTATGCCATGAAACTCACGCTTTCTACTCACTGTCCCGACGCTACAGCCCGCGATTTTCGCAACCTCAGCATCTGGCAACTTGCCAAGCGCCGCCATTGCTTCCTTGCTCCAGTAGAGCCTGCTCTGTCCCGGGGGAGTAAGGTTTATCAATCGCTCACGTTTGTGCACAGAGACGCCTTTGGCTTTGTTGATCGTGGTCATAGTTACCGGCCGCCGCCGCTTATGCGCCCGATGAAATTGCTAGAGCTGAACGCTTCGTCGGGGCGGCGCTCCACATCCTCAGGCCAGTCATACAGCGCCAGGCAACCATCTTCAGCGAAAAGCGTAACGTCTGGGTGATCCACTTCTAACTCATCCAGCAAGGCCGCCATGTCCTTGCACAGCTTGTTGAAGCGTTTCGATTGCGCGGGCGTCATTGCGGGGTTTCCTTGTCGTCTTGGGCGGCCTGGGCACGTTGCGCCATCTTTTGCAGCATGTAGCCAATGGCCTTTTCCAGCGCCACCAGCGCCCAGTCCGGGCACGGGTTGGAACTGGGACGGGCCGGGTCATTGATCCAGGAGCGCACTGTGCGCTCCGAACACGGGCGCTCGGTCCAGGCGCTGATCAGCACCGCGCTCTCACGCTGCTTGATGTTGTGGACTTTCAGCAGGTGCCGAAAGCGCTCGCGATTGTCCATCTTGATGGGTCCGTTCAAGTAATAGGCATAAGTGCCTATGCAAGAGAATAGGCAGTTATGCCTATTACCTCAAGCGCTATCGGGCGATATCGCTCTCTACCTGATTAAGCTGCCCGCTCAGGACCTCCAGCCAGTCTATCGCCGCGTCGTAGTGGCGTTGCAGGTCGCCAGGTGGCTGCGCAGCCCTCCACGCCCGCAGCGTGTCTGTGACCTGATCCAGATAGCGCGGATCAGGCGTGACCAGCGCAGGACCCGCCTCGACCGGCAAGATACTGCGCATTGCTCCAGGGCGATGCGTTATCAGCCCCTTGCGCAGCAATGCCTTGAGCCGGTCGGCTACGGCGTTCGGTCGCACGCCTGCCATGCTGGCCAGCTCGGCTACTGAGGGGCTGTAACCGTTCTGGCTGACGAACTGCCGGATATGGGCCAGGGTGATGCTCTGGGTGGGCGTTGCGCCCCTGCTGCCACTCATACGCGGCACCCTGATGCATTCTTGACCTTAACCAGCTCCAGGGCATGCCGGATCATGTCGGCGCCGGTAGGCCTGCCGAAACGCTTGCGTACGGTCAATTTGGGCCTTTCACCCTGCGGCGCGGCCTCCCCATCACCACAGGAGTAGTTGGCGAACATCCAGTATGAATCTGCTTTCATCCAGTCCATTGTCTCTGGCGCCGTCCAATACATCATGTCCCTGTACGCCTGATAGACGGTGAAATGGTCCTCACCCTCCCCAAAGTAGTCCAGGCCACCGCCGATGCTTGGGACGTGGTTTACACGCACCTTAGCTTCGTAGTATCGCCGGACCTCGCCAGCGGTTGGTGGCGGCTTGTCGTCACCCCGCCACAAGCTGACGTACCGTTCGAATTCGTTGTCGATCCAGATACGGCCGATAACACGCGGCTGACCGACCAGGATGGCGGCCAGGCGCTTGCTCAGCTTCTTTTCAATCCGTGGCTTCACTCCGGCGCAACCTGCCCGAGTGCCGCCAGCTGCGCAACCAACTGAGCCTTGAGGGCCGCCACGGCATCCAGCTGGAGCGCCAATTCGTCGTTATCGTCCAGGTACTTGCGCAGCGCCTGGATGATCACGCCGTTCATGCTGCGGTCATCCTCGCCGCCACGGCGCGCCACCTCAGCACGCATGCCATCAGGAAGCCGGACAACGAACTTATCCGCGTCCCGGGAACCCCTCATGTACATAGGCTGGCGCCCCTCTTTGACCGGCATGGCCACCACAGGCGGCGCGGACGTCTCGAAAGTTACCGGCTCCACCTCTTGGCTGAGGGGTGGCAGGCTGATCATGCGGCGCTCTGCGGCGCGGGTAAGGGCTTCGGCGGCTACTTGGTTCATGGCTTTACTACCTTGAGGCTTGGTTTCTGTGGATTGGTAGGGGATACGGGCAGGTCTTTGGCTATGTCGGTGCAAGCGTGGGCCACGGTCAACAGCACCGCATTCGTCAGGGATGGCCCTACATCGCCAATCATTGCGCCAGCTGCTGAAGTGATGAATCCCGCCCACAGCTGGCCCTTGGCGTCGTTGTCGAATATGAAATTGTCTGCGGCGACCTGCTGGAACGTCTGGGCGAGCAGCGCCCACATGTCTTGTCCAAGTTGAACGTTGGGGTTGTTCATGCCTTGAAATATCCTTCTCGGGGATCTGCGGCCTTCGGAGCACTCATGCTGTTCATTCGCATAGTCCGTAGATCGATGTGCACATGGGGGAATCTTGCTGCCGCAGAAAGTCGAACTGGTGGCCACCACGGGCGGTCTGGCTCCACTCCACCAGTTCGTCGATACCGTGGCCACGCTCATCGCTGGTGAAGAACGTCCCGCTGGCCCGCTTGCTGGCCTTGCTGACGATGGCTTCCCATTGGCGGATCTTGTCTATCTGGTCTGGGAAGCGCTGGGCAATTTCCAGCAGCTCATCTTTTCGGCAGTTTATGCACGGCATACACCCCACCCGGCCCATGCCCTGGGCATAAAGCGGGTTGGGCCTGATCCCGTGCTTGCGGTGCATCGCGAATACCTGCTCCACATCCCATTGGAGGATCGGGCGGTAGTTCCAAAGCTCTGCGCCGCTGGGGTTAGTGCTTTTGTGCTCGCGCATGGTCAATAGCGCGCGACGTGACGATTCATCGGCCCGCACGCCCTGCCAGCTCACAACATCCGCGCCGGTATCAAGCAATGGGTCTTGGACTTGCGCGGTGATGGGGAGACGCTTCAGTTCTTCAGAGCAGAATGCAGCCTGTGAACTGGGGAATCGGCCTTTCCATACGCACAAATCCAAAAATGGGTTGCCGGTCGGCTGTAGCACCTCAAGAGCGTCAGCAATGATCGACTCAGAGACGCCTGCTGCACGCCACTTCTGATTGACGAATGCGCGCTTGCCTGCAATCCGGCCGGTGAAGTCGGCCTTTACCCGGCGTATCGAAACGCCAAGGGCCTGCTCCAGGTAGTCCAGGTATTCATAGGTCTGCGGGTGCTCGTTGCCGGTGTCGGCGAAAACGGCCTGCATATTCTCTGCATGCAGCTCAAGCGCCAGCAACAGAAGCGCCGTCGAGTCCTTCCCGCCGCTGACGCTGATAATGTTGTGCTCAATCACTTCTGGCGCCCCCAACGGTCGGCCAGGCGATTGCCGTGGTGTTTCCCCTTGCCAAGGCGTTGCCGGGCGTCATCCTCCACAAGCTCAAGGACAGGCAGGGGCTCAGCCATCTGCTTGTAATTGGTGCGCCCGGTGATCTGAAGGAAGCCGCGCGCAGCCATGAATTCCCCCAGTCGGCGGCGAATCTCAAAGCCACGTTGTTCAGCATCGATCATGGCCATGAACTGTAATAAGCCTTCGCTATCGAAACTCTCCACCGTGAATGTGGCAGTTATCTCGCCGATACAACCGGCGCAATCGACTGTTTCAACATCGGCAAGCAGGCAGCCGGTGGAGGCTGCTGGCCATGGGAACTGATCGATCTGCATTGTCACGTCGCCGATGGTCAAGGTGGCGTTGGTGGCAGTTAATCTGGTCACTGCGCCACCGCCTGGGCCTGGGCCTTCTGTTCCATGATCATGCGGGCGGCGTGCCGAACGCGGTAAAGACGGCGCCAGACACTATCGGTAGGCTTGCGCAGGCTCCATTCCCAGGTATCGCCGATGTCCAGCAGTTCCTCATGATCAGTTAGCCATTCATGGGCTCTGCTGGGGTCGCTTTCGTCTTCGAACTCCCAAGCCTCATGCAGCGCCACCGCCAGGGCGGACAGCTCCGGGTCCTCAGACTGGGCGATCTGGTCCAGCAGCCAGCTGTTCAGGTCGGCGCCACGCCCACGGATCTGCGGATAGTTGCCCCGCATCCACTCCGGTGCAGATGCGTGCTTGCTGGCCACCAGTTCGCAAATGGCCTCTTCGACGTGTCCGATGAAGTTGGGCCGGTTGAAATCGGTCTGCTTGCTGGTCGCCTCAAGCTTTGAGTAGATGTAGTCCGGGTCATTACCAGCCAAAAACTTGATGCCGTAACTTGCGCCAACGCCGAACGCCAGAGAGCCGATATCGCCGAACACAGCAATACCGAACCGCGTAACGCAGATATCAAACGCCAAGTGAATGCTTCCGGGCTCTTGACAGCGCCACACCTCAACGCCGTTGGTATTGACCAATTCGGTATAGGCGTGATTCTTCAGACATTCGGCGGTGTCGGTGACCAGCTTGCTCTGTTCTTCTCGGTTCACTTCGGGGCTTCCTGTTCCGCCTTGGGGCGCTTCTCTTTGATACCAGCACCATCCACAGGGGCCGCCGTTGTACCGGCGAACTCATGCATGCCACCGCTCATGTACTCGTTGCCCGTTTCGAAGGGCTCCACCAGGTGCCACGTCCAGCGGCCTTTTAGGTCACAGGTCAGCCAGACCGCCCAGGCCGGGGCGTTCTGCCATACCGGGCGGGGCTTGACCTTGGATCTTGGCTTTGGCGGGATGTCTGAAGTCTTGCGCGGCGGCTTACGCGGCAACAGCTTCTGTACCACCGGCAGCCCCTTTGACAGGGCGTCGGCGCGCTCGCGCTCACGTAGGCCTTCCTCAAACTTGCGGGACACCCTGGCGCTGCCAAGGTTGTCCTCTGGGTAAATGCCTCGCTGGCAGTGCGGGCATGACGGCACGTCTCTGCGGCTGCGCCATACCTGTTCAACACGCTTGGCGGCCACAAGGTGCAGAACCGTGTCGCGTTCTTCATTCACCGCCGCCAGCTTCCGGTTAAACGCCTTAGCGTGGTTTTCCCAGAAGTCTCTGAGCATGTTCAAGGCCCAGTAAGCGGACACCTGAACCTTGCAGTCACAGCAAATTACCGTCTCGCCTACCGTGTCGATTTCAAGGTTGCGGTGCTGGCAGCCTTCACGGGTTCTCTTGTAATCATTCTTGATGCGCGCAAGCCGCAGCTCACCTATCTCTACGACGTTATCTGTGTCCGTCATTCACACGTACCTGGATGCGTTTCTAGCTGGGGCCGACTCTACCACCCCCACACTTGCTGCAACATCGTTTTAATATATATGCGCCGATCATAAGGCAAAAAAAACCCGCCGTATAGGCGGGATTAGAGTTTTAACTCTTTAACTCCAAAACTCTTTAACTCTTTAGAGTCATCCCCTTGATGGGCTCCGCGTCCCGTGTACGCGGGCGCCCCACCATGCAGGGGACACTCTCGCAGTCCACCTGATCGCACGGGGCGTCACTGCCGCAGCAGCTGGGGCAGGACGGCACCGCCACCTGTTTAGGTTTGGCCACCAGCTCCTGAAACAGATTGTCGGGGTTCTTCTGGCAGTCACACTGCGCGACCGGGGCCCGGTGCAGCTGGCCACAGCCGACGCACTCATACAGCGTGATCGCCGTCCGGCCTAAAACGGCGTCAGGGAAAGCGCCGTGACTCCAGTACCAGGCCCGCCGATCTGCCTCGCTCAAGTCGTGGACTAGGGTCATTGCATACCTCTTAGCTTCATGATCAACAGAAACACCGCCAGCGCCACCATGGGCAGCCCCATACAAAGGACGGCAGCCAGGTTGAAGCTATCCCGCTCTTTTTCCCTTTGCGGCATTTCCTCAAAGTACTGCGTGAGCCACGCGCGGCGCTCTTCGGGCGTGAGGTCATCCCGTGGAGTCCTCAGCGGTTCGCGCTTGAAATCAGTCATGCTCCCGCCCTAGAAGCTCGACACCATCGCCGCCTTTGGGGACGCCATAGCCATCGACCAACGCCCGCTGTAACCGGGAAACCAAACCCTCTACGTCTGCCCGCTCCCACACAGCAAACAGTTGACCCGGCTCGCGCATTCCGTCACGGCACTCAGTGTTGAAATGCAGGTTGATAGAGACGCCTTTTTCTTGGGCAGCCTCCAGCAGCGCATATGTCTCGCAGGAACCACTTGAATCAACCTCATCGGTAAGGCTGGCATAGTAGAAGTCGCGGGAGTGCTCGGATGACTCATGCTTGACCATCAGCACATCGAAAAACTGCGGCTGGTACTTCGCAAACACAGTTCCGGGCGGCATGGCCAGGAACGTGTCAAGGTCCACGATTCTCACTCAGCGCCACCGGCCAGCTGCTTTTGGGCGGCTTCCAGTTCGGCAGTCAGGCGTGTGATTTCGGCCGCCGACTGCTCATGCAGGGTGATGTCGGTAGCCAATGGGCCGCCTACAACGCTGTCGTACTTCTTGATGCGTGCCTGGAGCCGATCCAGCAATGGGCGGTCGTCCAAGGCATTGTTCTTGAGCTGTCTGATTGTATTAGGCATTGCGGGGTCTCCCTGCCCGCAGTTATGCGGGCATGTTCAAAGTGTTCGTGTTATTGACCAGCGACAGGAGGCGGCGCGCCAGCGGGGTTGTACAGGTGCTCTTCACCGGCAGCCAGGCTGCGCATATCGCTCGCATATTCGTCGTGGTCGGTGGCGTTCTTCCTCGCGGTGCTCAACCGGTCAAGCTCCGCCTTTCCTGGCTGATCGATGCCATAGACGGCCTTTTCCGCTTCCTCAGCCTCGGCCCTACAACGCTTTGCAATGGCGTCATGGTAGGCCGCAGCCCTGTGCAGCCCAGGAATCGCCGCAACGGCCTCAGGCTCGCGTCCGTACAGAGCGCAGGTGCGGGATGTGTTGTATCCATCGATCCAGGCCGGGCGTTGCTCAGGCGCGATACAGTCCGGCGCCTCAGTACAGAGCGGCGGGACGTATACCGGATCGATCTTGTCCAGGGCCTGGCGGAACTGCTCCACGTAATCCGCAGTAGACGCAGCGCCCCAGCTGTTCAGCAGGCATTGTGGCTCAGGCTCACAGCCTTCATCCTCGGGCTCATCGCTTGGATCACCCGGCACCATGAAGAATTCGTGCTCAATCGCCGTGAGGTAGTCAAAGAATCGTTGCATCGTCTTGATGTTGCCCAGGACCGTGCCAGGCGTGCGGGCAAGCTGACCAATACCCATGGCTGCATAGATGCGTTCAAGCGTCACGTACGCATCGCTGGGGGCTCCCAGGTACACCGGAACAGCTCGATACGCCCCGTCGTCCCGCAGGCCTTCATTCAGCGCCTTCACTTCAGCTGCAAGTGCCTCGGCAGACTCTGCAACACACTGTTCGCCAAGGTACGGTTTGTTGTCCTGGCCAACGATGGCAAACATGAGCGGCTCAGCGGGCGCCTGGGCAATCGCTGACTCGGCAATCAGCCTGACTGAGTACACATATGTGCCATTGTCTGGGTTGACGCCAGCCGGGCCATACGGGCCTTCAGAGCTTGGTGCGTAGGTCGATGACACCAGCTTGCCGTTTTGGTCGGTCAAGTAATGCATCCAGTGTTCTGTGCGCATATCGAAGTTATTCATGGGAGTCAGCCTTTGTGATTGGGGTTGTCTGGGCTAACTCCATGCCCTGGGGGTGTTCCTGTGATTCATATTTCCAGAGGGTTGTAAGTTCGCTGCCGTCGCCGTCAACCTCGACAAGGATGGCGCCCGGGACGCTGTAGTCATACCCGACCACCGTGCCATGGCCTTTCGAAACAATGACCCGGGCATTCAGCTGCGGCAGGTGGGCGGCGCGCTGGTCTGGCTCGCCGGACTTCGCGACCGGTGCAGGCGGATGCGCTGGCGCAGCGAGGGCGGCGTGGGCCATCCATCCAGACAGCCGGAGATTCAGGTCGATAGAGTCGGTTTTCTCAATGGAGCGCCCATTCATTGATAGGTACTCCTTGCGGTCGCTTGAGTAGAAGACGCCCTCCTGAACGATGAAGGCGCGCTCAAATCTTGCCCGCTCCGTACCGTCGTCTACCAACGGGGCGGCAGACTCGCAAGGAGCTTCACCCGTGTAAGCAATGCAGCCATGCTTATCGCTGCCATGGAATGCACATTCTGCCGACTGGTCGGCAGTGGCTGCTAGCAGGTTGCGCAACTGTTCCAGGCCGTTGCTGATCATTTCCTTGCCCAGGTCGGACATTGGTGCGTATCCCCGGCTGGGCGGAGGGATTCGCCAGGACGCCTCAATAGTCTCCAGCAGCTCACGCGGCACCGGCACAAGGTTGTTATTCATCGCTCAAGTCCTCGGTCAACAGGGCGCGCTCATGAGCAACCAGATCAGCCACCACACCTTCCACCTGAAGCAAAATTTCTTCAGGGTTTGCTGCGCGACGAATCTCAACCCTTAGCAACTGGATGGCCGCAGCGAGGCGTGTGTCGTATACATGAGCCTCAAACCCGCCGCACTTGGCTTCTTGCACCATGATCATGCCGATTACATTCATTCCGCTCATTGCGCACCATCCTTGGCGGTTGGTGCGGCCTGTAGGGCGGACTTCAACGCCGCCTCTGAATCTGCCCAGAACTTTGCGTGGTGTTCCAGCTCATCACACCGCGCCTTGAGCGCGTCGGCTTCCACCTTCCGGTCATGCGCCAGGCGCTGATAGTCGGTGACCTGCTGGCTCAATGTGCCCAGCACTACCTTGTCTTCAGCGGCGGACGCCTTGAGCGTGTCGCGCTCGCCGGTCAGCACTGCAATCTGGGCTTTCAGTGCCTCGGCGGTAGCCAGGTCGATCAACTCCACGTCGTCGATTACGAGCGCGGCCCCCTTGGCGGTCAAGGTCACGCCGCTATCCAAGCTTTTGTCGATACGCGCCAGCACTGTCAGGCCGTGCGCTGGCTGTGCCTGCGGGGTGCCTACTGCTTTGTCTTCCATTTCGCTACCTGCTTAGAGTTAAAGAGTTTTAGAGCAAAGGAGTTTTAGAGTTAAAACTCCGGGACGCTTGTGTCCCATTTCGCGTTATCAGGCTCGACTGCATACACCTTGCCACCACCCTTGAGGTACTCAATGGCCAGCGCTACAGGAAACACGGGGGAGACGCCCGCATTCACGCTTTCGCACAGATAGAACGCTTGCTGTCCAACCTCCAGGACGCACCAGCCCTTCCCATACAGGAAGGCATAGAACGTGATGTCTCCAAAATCATTGACGCGAAAATGCGTAACCCGGCTATCTGTACCTATAGCCTGCTCCAGATGCTCAAGGTGCATCGTCACCAGGTCGCCGGGCAGGCCGCGCTGCTTGTAATGCAGCGGCGGCCGCATCTTCAGCCGGTTGCAATCGTTGACCAGCCACTGAAATGACTTGATCGGCCCGGCCATATCATTCTCTTTATGCGCCATGGCAATTTCCGCCCGACGATTGGGCGTACGAGCCGGAGCCGGACGTGCTGGCGCTGGGGCGGCCTTGGCTCCTGGCACAAGCTTGGGGTTCTGCTGGCGAAGGGCATCGAATGCACGGCGCTTCGCTTCGCCCTCCAGCGGCGGCGATGGCGGCGTCTCTTCTGCGGCCATCTCTACGGGCTCAGGCTCCGGGGCGGGCTCTGGGGTTTGAGCTACCACCGGCTCAGGCTCAGGCTCAAGCGCGGGCTGGGGTTCCGGTTCCGGGGCAGGTTGCGGCGCTGCTACTGGGGTAGCAGCTGGCGCAGGCGCAACTGTGAGCACCGGCTTAGGCTGGGGCCTTAACAGCTCCGGGCGCTCTTGCAGCTCGTATATGACCGGCTCTTCGCCCTCTTCAGCGTATTTAACGCTTGCGATGGTGCGCCCCTGGGCTGCCTGCTCTTCGACCCACTCCACCAGCGCCAGGCCTCGGGCCATCAGCAGCGGGAGATTGTTGTGGTGGCACTGGCGTAGCAGATCCTGGGCCCGGGCCATGCTCGCATCACCCATGCTGAACGACACATCGTGACGGTTTGTGCGTGTCGGGGCGCTCATCTGTAGAGACTCTGCAAAGGCTCAGCGAGGAACTGCTCTACGGCGTAGGTCACTGACGTTGTAGTGATGTAGCGCACGCCCTCATTCATCAGGGGCAGGCACCGATGCATCAGATCGCGCGCCCTCACCAGATCAGCGGCTTGCTTTGCCTCACGCTCACTGGCGGGCTCACGCTCTACCAGGTCGCGGGCATGCTCGCTTGGCTCACCGGCAGCGATGATGCGCAACATGTTCAGGCGCGCCCCGGCCGGGCTCCGCAAGTCGGTGGCCTCGCCCGTCAGGGCTACGACGTCACCGTAGATCCCCGCCAGCAGCTCGCGGGTAACCAGCATGTACTCAGCCATGTTTCCACCCCCGGCCCGGGGCCCATTCGTTGATCGTGTTCATCAGGTGCATCCTTATCTCTGGCGTTGACTGCGGGGGAATAATTACATCAAAACGATAATGTGTCATTAACTCTTTTAACTCTAAAACTCTTTAACTCCACACCGCCTGACCTCCCGCACAGGCCTCGCACAAACAAAAAACGGCAAGGCCGTGACTGGCCTTGCCGTTCGTAGAGTTAAAACTCTTTAGAGTTTTAGAGTTAGGGGGCGTTTGCACCTCCACACCTTGGGCAGTCCCCGAAGCGTTGCCGCTCAGAGATGAACACCCCGCAGGGTTCGCACCGGTAGCGCCCCTTCTTTGGTCGCTGGGGCTTGGCCAACTTGATGCCGGTTCCCTTCAGTGCCGCCTTGATGTCCACGCGGCCGCTGGCCACCACCTTGCGCGCCAGGGCGTCTGCCATGGCCTTGGGGATCGCCCTTACACCCTGGCGGGCATAGGAGCCGACCGACACACCGACGCTACCCGGATACACCTCAGCCTCTGCCAGGTTGTCGCTGTGTCGGCCGTCGAAGGTCAGCCAGATCAGGTCGTTACCGTTCCAGGCGCCAGCAACAAACAGACAGGTGTGCTCTGCGGTGGCCAGCTCTGCCGCGACCTCATCCGGTTTGACGTACTGGTGATCAACCGCCAGCGTGTGGCGCTCCATCAGGTACGGCACCGGCCAGGGCAGATCGGTTTCCCGGCACTCATTCTGTTTGGTGGCTTCCTCCAGGGTGAAGCGCTGGGCCGCGTCCAGGTTGGACGTGTAGCTACCGGCCTGGGCCCAGAACATCAAACGGTCGCCTGTGAGCGCCCTGGAGTCTTGCAGCAGGAATTCACTCATTAATGCGCCCTCAGTATGGCGAGGCGCTTTTCCGCTTCCTCAATGGCGTCAGGGATTGTCTGAGACGACACAAAAGCCCCGTTAGGCCCCTGGGCATCGTAGCCCACCTTGAACTCAACAACGCTGGGCCAGGTTTTCGGGGCGTTGTGCATGTCCCACTCATAAAGACGCGGTTCAATACTCCATTCCCGCTGTGCATGCTTGAACCCGAGAGGGCCTAGCACCAGATAGCCGCCCCCTGGCAACTCAAAGTAATTCGGCTCACGACTGGCCATGACTGAAACCTATAGACACTTGCTCTTGCCCAGCCGCGCCCACTCCTGGGCTTAACTGAGCGTTGCGACCGGCCTTGATACCATTCACCAGGTCACTGATATTCTTTGCTCGGGGCTTGCGTCTACGTTGGGTGTGTACCCCTTCGCCACCCGTCGCCTTGTCGAGGTAAGCCTCGATAAGCGTACTTTCTTGGCTCTGCACAGCTATCAGGGCCTTTTCATCGCCAGCGGCCTCCTGGACGTCTTCCTGGGGCACTAATGCTTGCAGCTTCTTCTCAATCTGCGAGACCCACGCTTCAGCAAAGTCATTACCGCGCGTGGTCGGCGAATAGGCGCCGATACCCACAACGCCGCGCTTGATGTCGGCCACGTAGTTTTTACGCGCCAGCTCGACCTGCACGTAGATGGCGTCATAAGCATATTTTGCAATCTCCGGCGCCGGAGAAACGCCAATAAATACGGCGTGCTCTTCCCTTCCGGTTTGGCGCTTGCCCTGTTGGTTCCATACCGCGTACGTCAAGGTTTTGCAGTTGAAGACCCGCGCCACCATGCCCGCCAGATGCTTGTCCCAGGCCGGACGCTTGGAACAGACCTTGCTGCCGTCCGCCTGCTTGACGTCAGACAGGTGAATGTCGGTCTCTGTGACGCGGTATTTGTGCATCAGCTTTTGGGCTTGCCGGAGCGCGGCCGCCGCTTCGTGCTCGTTGGAGCTGGTGGCCAGCGCAAGGCAATGCTTGATCTTGCGGATGACGCGCGCCAGTTCGGTTTGATCAATCTCTGGCTCAGACATGGGCGTGCCCCACAGAGCCAGCGAGCAGCTCATCCGGGACCGCAAAGAACTGGAGCCGCCCCTTGTACGGAATGAACGGCCACGACTGCGGGCTGCGCAGTACAAACCCTATTTGCCCCATGTACCACGGGGAGGCGCTGGATTCGACGCAATCCACCAGTTCCACAGAGCCAATGAGGCCGCCGCACCACTTCTGTTTCATTTCCTGAAAGGACGGTAAGTCGCGCAGCAGCTGGATATCGGCAATTCGCATGGCGAACTCCAGGCCGTCGCAATACTCTTCATTGGTCATGCCGCTGGCGGCGTGCACCAGAAAGCGCCCGCGTAGCTTGGTTGGCCAACTGCGATTCTCGATGTCCTTACCGGCGTTCAGGATCAGCCACGCCCAGGGCTGTCGAATGGACAGGGCCTTCATAGCTTGCCGCTCAGCTTGTCCTGCATGTACTGGAAGCCATCGCGCACATCACGCATAGCCAGCGTGCCGGTGATGTCCACGTTGCGCAGCGCCACGGTTAGAAACTCCAGCATCTGCCGGTCATTCCATTCTGTGGGGGTCATGGCCAACGGCAAACCGTTGCGATAGAGGGGGCCTTGCTCTTCCAGCCAGCCCTGCACCTCTCCACCAGACCACATTTTTCGCATTGCGGTGGGGAAGCGAACACGCTGTGGGCTCGCCCCGGGCACCTTATTCGGCTCTCCCATGAGCGTAACCCCGTCGTGTTTGGCCTTGCGGATCTGGCCAATGATGTCGATGAGCATGGCTTGAGGGGCAGCGCCCGCCTCGCCATTGAGCAGCACGTCAAGTTCACGTACCAGTACATCAACCTCATCGGCTGGATAGAAGTGGCCATGAGCCATTTCGTCGGATCTTACAGTCTGCATAGTCTTTTCTCTGGCGATTTTTGGACTTTGAAGGATCAGCAAGCACCAAAAACGTGCTTGAGCGGTGTATCAAGATGGTGGCGGCATAGCCAAACGATGGGTTCAAGCTTGTGAAAGGGCAGCTGGAAGCCCGTACCGGCAGACAGCGCGGATTCATCGCACAGGCCCCGGTATCGGTGCGTGACCTGTGGCCAGGACGCCAGCAGGGTTTGACAGAGCGTGTCGAAGTAGCCGTCCGGCACAACCGGGTTGTCCAGCAGGTAATAGCGAATGCTGTGTTCCAGGTACTCCCCAAACAGAGCGTTCAGCTCCAGGTTGACTGGGGTTCGTACCGGCGCTGCGGCCGGGGGCGCGACAGGCTCCGGCGCGGCGAACAGATCCAGCTGCGGCAACGGCGCCTTACTCACAGCGCGCCTCACTTGGAGTTAAGGAGTTAAAACTCTTTAACTCTTTAACTCCTTGGCCGGTGCTGGGGCACGCGGCCTTGGTTTTCAGTGCTGCAAGCGCCCAGGCCATCAGGCCGCCCGGCTGGGGCCGGACGTCTGCGGCATTCTGGGAAAGCCAGGTCTGAAGCTCGGCGGCCTCAACGCTGTCTTGCCGGAGCGCCGTCGATATCGGCGCCTGGCTGGCCACCTTGACCCGGGTCACGCCGCGCGCTCTTCAGCGAGTGGTTCAGCATTGATAATCGGCAGCTGGGCAGCGGCCTCACGGCAAAGGCGGATCTGATCAGCTGAGTAGCCCCAGAAGTTGCCGCCACCTATGCGCCGGTCGATGCCGATGTAGGCCAGGTCAATACGCTCACCGCGCATGACGTAGTTGCGCAGCTCCAGGATGAGGTCACGCAGCGTGCTGTCGTGGCTGAAGCCCTTCCACTTGTTCTGTGAATGGACCTCAATCGCGGCGCCGGTCTGGTCGTGCAGGTACACCCGGCCGCTGTAGCTCAGCTGGGCTACGCGGTCGTTGGTGCGCGAGTAGAAGAACCCCCGCCCGTAGCTCGAAATGATCTGAATCAGCCGGTTGGCGTACTCACAGCGCAGCAGGCGGGCAAACAGCGTGATGCCGTGCTCAACAATCCCCGCCGCGAGCATGTCCATGGCCAGCTTCTCGCACAGCTCCGACCGGGAGGCGTCGATATCGGCATTGCCCACGCCACACACCTCCAGTTCAGCCGTGGTCAAGCTGGCCAGGTGGGTCGCAATCAGACGCATTTTGCCGCTGTTGACGCCATGTACCCGCGCGCTGAACTTGAAACGCTGGTTTCCCACCATGGCAGCGACCCAATCAGGTTTCGCCACTGGGAATTCTTGAAGCTGGTCCATTATCACAGCACCTCAGGGCGCACCGGGCGCCCGATATAGGGTTCAAGTCGGCTGGCGGCAACGTTGGCAATCTCGATCATGCCCGCACGCCGGTTTTGGGGGGTCTTGCCAATGACGCTATTGCCTTCCAGGGACTCCACCAGCAGCACGATATGCATCGGTTCGGCCGTAATAGCCTTGCCTGCCGCGAGGTTCTGCGCGATGTCGCGGGCAGCATCTGCCCAGCGTTCGGCGTCAAAGTGTGGGGGCGGGTTGATTTCGAACACATCGGCCAGAATTTCGGGACAGGCCAGAGAGCGCATGCGATGCGCTATCAGGTCCGCCGACATTCGGCCAAACAGGATAGGTAGGGCTGACATTGGGGTATCTCTGGCGATTTGAAGAGACATCAGCTTATCACCATATCCTGAATAATATATAGCAGTTTGTGTACTGAAACTTATTACTTGTGGCGGGGGACACTGCTATCCCCCGACACAAAATGACCGATTAAGTTGCGGTGGTAAAGCTCAGGCCCACCGCCTGGCGCAGGCGCCCAGCTCGATGCGAACGGTGCAGCGGCTCCTGTCCCTCATCCAGCGGCCAGTACATGAGCTTTTTGCAGTCCGCACAGCGCTTGCGCTGGAGTGACGTCATTTCGATTAGCGCGTGACTGCCGCAGGTGCACTGCTTGCAGGAACGCTTGACCTCCACCACCGGCTCACTGCTCATGCTGCGGCCTCCTTGGTTGCACTGGAGTACTGCTCGCTTTCGTACCACTTGGCCAGCAACGCATGGACGCCATCGGGAACCACGCGCCCGGACGTCGCGACAAGCCGCGCGCAGGCCTCCACCAGTTCGATTTCCCGGCCGTACTCCGCAATCCACCTGGCTTTGTGGCCATGGACCGCGAGCATGTTCGGATTGGGCCCGGTGCCTTGCTGGTGATGACCGGCGCACAGCGGCAGCACGTAGTAATGGGCATGAGCCTTTGTGCGCCCGTCACAGTGGTGGATTGATACGTGGGCTTGCTCGCTGTGGTCCCTGGGGTGACCGTCGAGCAGGCAGCAGATGCAACCACAGATGTCGGCAACGTCATGGAACCATTGCCCCTCGGTTTTGTTGGGGTTTTTCCCGGAATGCTGCATGGGGGTTTATCTCTGGCGATTGAGGTATGGGTGATGCGATTGGGCGGCCCTGAGGGGCCTGGGTTTGCTGTTTCAGCGCACGACTGGCTGCGATGCTCGCCGGGGTGCGCTTTGGTGCTGGTGTTGCTCCCTGGCGCCCTGGGGGTGGCGCAGAGTTCAAGGCTTCAGCCGCTTTTACGACCTCCGCTACCTTGTTCGCTCGCTTTTTCGCTTCTGCGACTTGCTGAGCTTTCACGGCGTAGCCTTCGCAGGACTTCAGGAGGGCGCCCACGGGGTGGCGAGCATCGACCAGACTGGGGGCGTCCTCTTTTTCAACGAAGTAGGTGGCCGCAGCTGGGGCAGCGGCCTGGATTCTTGCAACGACTTTGCCCATCAGTCCGGCCACGGTGACGTTGTGCACCGGCCAGACCTTGTATCGGGCCTTGAACGCGATGGCATAGGCACGCCAGGCGGCGTACGTGGCGCTGGTGGGATTGCTCGGGTACTCGGCGGGGTAGCCAGCCGGGACCGTCAGGTCCTCGGGCAGATCGCCTGGCCCTTCCGCTGCCTGGGGGGAGACAGAAGGTTTTCTAACTGCTTTTTCAGTCTTAAATGATCTTTCAGTCTTATCTAATGTTTCGGGCTTTGCCGTAACCGGTGGCACCGTTTCCGGCAAATCCGTAAGCGGTTTAACTGGCGATTTCACCGCTTCCGTCTTTTCCGTAAACGGATACTTGCCCTTGGCCCGCAGGTCCCGCTCATACTCGGCGGCGGCCTCTAGATCAGGGGTTTCAGATACTTCGTACTCAACGCCAACGAACTCGCCGCCCGCGCGGTTGAACCAGCGGTACACGTAGCCCGCGAGGCGCAGCTCGTTGATGATCAGGTACACCTTGTCGCGTTTCGCGGCCTTCCCGATGGCGCTCGCGGTGCAACTGAGTAGGTCGGTCATCTGGACTTGCCAGTGGTCCGGCTTGCTCAGCAGATAGACCAGCATGCCCCGGGCTTCCCAGGACAGCCGATCATCACCAATGACGGACATTGGCAGCACATAAAACTGGGTTCGACGTTCGGCGCGTTTGATGCTCACAGAGCACCCCCTTGTTGCGGAATGCTTGTTGCTGGGAATTCTTCGGGCACACACGGGCGCTGAGGGGCGCAATCAGGGTCAGATTGGCTCAGCGAAACGCCGTAAAATGCGGGGGGAACAGGGCTCAGAAGTTTGCAGAACCGGAGCCTGTGGTATACTCGGGCTAGCAGCAAAGCAGGCCTCCTTGCTGTTCTGGAGGTCTGTTGTGTCTGTCGAAAAGCAGGCCCCCTGGGAAGCCGTGGTAGAAAACGCTCAGGCGTAGTCGTCCACTACTCTCCACAGGCAAGCATGGATTGCTTACGGGTAGATGGTGTTTTTCCATATGCGTCTAAAAAGAACTCTAAACCTTGGCGGGGGCGGGTTCTTTTTTTTCGTCTCCATTTTGAGCGTTGGAGCCGTTTCAGCTCAGCGCGGCGTGCTATATACCATATCCCAAACGCAGCCGTCTAAAGCTTTTTGTCCCTATACATTTTCCTCAGTTGTCACTTTGCCACCATCAGAATCGCCCGCAACGGCTTGATTTACGGGCTTTTTCGCACGTAAAGCCGCGACCGCTTGCAGGTAAAGATTCTTGGAAACCCCACGTTCACCCGACGGAGCGGCGGTGATCTGCGCAAGCTTGGTCTTGCTGCTCTTCACCCACGCCCGATCAAGCTCATACGTCTTGAATTTGCGCAGCAGACGTATGGCCCGAACCTTGGATGCGCGCAGCTCCCGTTCCGGCAAGGGGTGGTCAAAGAACCCGAACGGCAAGCGCATGTGCATCTCCAGCTTGCGCGCCAGCTTCTCGGTGATCGCATACCGGTCGTTGCATGCCACGCTGATCTGATTCGAAAGCGACAGGGCTTCCTTGTCCGTCATGTCGTGGAACACATTGAGCCGGACGCCCTCCCCCTTCAGATCCACATACACGTTGAACCGTCGCTGTCGCTCCTGTTGGGCCGCTTTCACGGCGTCCTCATAGGTCTCAGCGCCTTCAAACACTTCTAAATTCATCGTACCAACCGCAAAAACAATGATTACAGGCTGATACTACCCCATCCATACATCAAAGCGATGTTTTGCGCTCTGGAATGCCTTATCGTATGTCCGGCCAGGGTTTCGTGCGGCATATTTTTGTATAGGGATACTTTAGGAGACGGTCATTTATGGCTCGCGGTGTTAACAAAGTCATCCTGGTTGGAACGGTCGGCCAGGACCCGGAAACGCGGTATTTGCCCAATGGGAACGCGGTCACGAACCTCAGCCTGGCTACCAGCGAGCAGTGGACCGACAAGCAAACCGGCCAGAAGGTAGAGAAAACCGAATGGCACCGCGTTTCCCTCTTCGGCAAGGTTGCGGAAATCGCCGGGCAGTACTTGAACAAGGGTTCGCAGGTCTACATCGAAGGCAAGCTTCAAACCCGCGAGTGGGAAAAAGACGGCATCAAGCGCTACACCACTGAAATCGTCGTAGACATGCAAGGCACCATGCAGCTGCTCGGCGGCCGCCCCCAGGGCCAGGACCAGCAGACACGGCAGCAATCTCACCCGCAGGACCAGCAGGCGCGCCAGGCGCCACGCCAGCAGCAACGACCGGCGCAACAGCACCAGCAGAGCCAGCAAGGCGCTCTGCCAGAAGATGACGACATACCTTTCGCGCCGCTGCACCACTTGCAGGGCGCGTAACCCCCAACCCCAGTAAGGGACGTTCATGTTTTTCAAGAATCTACAGGTTTACCGCTTTACCCAGCAGCTGCCCCTGGACGCCGAAGCGTTGCAGGCGGCGCTGGCCACTAAACCAGCCCGGGAGCCTGCTACCCAGGAATTCAACACCTACGGCTTTGTCGCCCCCTTCGCCCAGGGCGAGGACGCGCCGCTGGTGCACTTCAGCCACGGCTACATGCTGATCGCCGCCAGCAAGGCCAGCCGCCAGCTGCCCGGATCGGTCGTCACCCAGCAGGTGAAAAAGAAGATCGATGTCATCGAAAGGGAGCAGATGCGCAAGGTCTACAAGAAGGAACGCGACCAGCTGAAGGATGAAGTCATTCAGGCGCTGTTGCCCCATGCCTTCGTACGCTACTCCCGCACGTTTGCCGCGCTCGACCTGGCGGCCGGTCTGATCCTGGTCAACACCGCCAGCGCCGCCGCTGCTGAGGATCTGCTCTCTACGCTGCGTGAAGTCATCGGCACGCTGCCGGTACGCCCTGTCACGCTGAAAATATCCCCGGCAGCGTCCATGACTGCCTGGGTCAAGGACCAAAAGCCCCCGGCTGACTTCTTTGCACTCAACGACGCCATTCTGCGGGACATCCACGAAGACGGCGGCTTTGTGAACTGCAAGGGCCAGGACCTGACCAGTGATGAAATCCAGCTGCATTTGAGCACCGGCAAGCAAGTCACTCAGCTGGCGCTGGCCTGGCAGGACAAACTGTCGTTCGTGCTCGATGACACGGGCGGGATCAAGCGCGTGCGCTTTGAGGACATTCTCACCGATCAGGCCGAACAGGATGGCGGCGACGACGCGCTGGGCCAGCTGGACGCCAGCTTTGTGCTCATGATGCTCACGCTCAAGGCGTTCTTGGCATCGCTGTATGACGCCCTCGGCGGCGAGGATGTCCCCCAGGGCATTTGATCAAACTCCAGACGAAAAAAAGCCGCGTAGCCCCCCAGGGCTTCGCGGCCTCTTCCCACTTAAATCGCCAGAGATAAGTGGCCGGGATGATACCCGAATCATCACGCAGGCCATAGTTTTGCAGGGATTAACCAGATGAAAGCAGTCTTCAACGGCAGCAGTACCAGTACCTCCGGCAAACAGCCCAAGAAACCGACCACCTGGTGGGGAACAGTCACCGCCATTGGCAGCAATGGGGACGCCTCAGAGGTTAAATGGCGTTCCGACAGGCCGCTCTCTTACCGGGAGGCCATGGAATCGGTAGGACTGGCCATGGATGAGGCAGAAGGAAGTTATGCCGAAACCTACCAGCGGACACCAGACCGCGTGACCTTCAGCATCGAATGCCGGTAGGGGGATCTATGGCCAGACAAATGACAGAAGCCGATTTCCGCCTGCCTAACGTCGCAGGCTGGCGTCACGCAGCCGCCCTCAATGAGTGAGGCAGCATATTACCGCCCAGTCAGCCTGGAGCCGCTGGATTTCGCGCTGAAGAAGATGATCTTCTCGCCGGACATCTGCACGAAGGTGCAAGGCGGCGCCGCCTCCATGGTGATCGTCCCCTTTGACCCTCAGCCGATCCTGGATCATGTGGAGCTGGCCAGCGCCGGGCTACACCTGGACGACTCCCCGGGCCTGATGCGTGTCGTGCGCCAGGCGTTCCGCACCGGCCTCATCAGCCGCACCATTGCCCCGATCCAGCTTGGCCACGCCTTTGAGCTGCTGGAAGAGCTGCCCGCCCAGAAGCTGGCCCGCTTCGGTACTGGACTTGTCCGGCGCCTTGAAATTGCCCGCTTTGATGACCTCAATGAAACCCAGTGGCAGGCCTGCGGCTACCGAACTAAAGCCGATTTCCACAAGTATTGGACCATATCACTGCCTGCAACTCCGGCTGAAATAAATCCGTGGTGCTGGTTAATTCAATTTGATTACAAGGTGTAAATAAACATGTACTCAATTTCATTAATTACGTTGGCCGTTGGCTTAACGTTCTTTTATCGGGCGATGCATCCGACTGTATTAATGGCCCGAATCGGGGTCAATTTCGCCAATCCCGGGGACGGCACCACAATCAGAAGCCTGGCCAGGCGCGCAAGACTGGCGCTCGGTCTCGCCATTATGGTATTGGCGTGCACTGTCGGTAAGATACTGCCAAATGAGCTGGCTAATGGGCTGGATGTTACCGCGCTGAGACAAATTGACCTGCAAAAAATCAGAACCGATAATCGTTTGACGTCAGAAAAACGACACGCGGCGGAAATGATCGAAATTTTCGGCAGCGCGGATGCGTACCTCGCTTACCTAAAAGCCCAATCCGCGACGAAAATCGGCTTATAATCCTACCGCTCGTCCGAAACCGACGTATTTACAAGAACATTTCCGCCGCCCAGCAGACAAACCCTCTACGGTTTGTCTGTGGGGCTGCGTGTGGGTTTGCGGGCCGTTGAAAGGGCTAAACCCCAGTGTCTACGGGGTCCAAACGGCGAGTGATCGGGGATACCATATCCCCAGCACTTTCAGGCACTATCCGCGTCCTTTTGGTGTTCTACACCCTGAAATTCAAAACTGTCTAATAGCTGTCTAAAGATTCTCCCCGCAATGGATGCCTTACCGCTGTACCGCAGAAACTCGCACAAAAGGTAAAACCGCATGCCTCTCACGCAGAAGTTTGTACAAACCCACACCGAACCTGGGCGTTATGCTGATAAAAACGGTTTGATGCTTTGCATCTCTCCACGCGGGTCCAAATCGTGGATCTGCCGCTATCAGCTCAACAAAGTTCGGCGCGATGCAGGCCTGGGTGTCTACCCAGCGGTCTCGCTCGCTAACGCGAGAGCCAAGTGTCTTGAGCTGAAATTGAAGCTCGCCAACGGCATTGACCCGCTGGAAGAGAAGCGCCGCAACGTCCGGGCGAACATCACGTTCAAAGACGAAGCCATGGCGATGATCGAACGCTATCGCCTGGGCTGGTCCGAAAAGCACACCAGCCAGTGGGAAAACTCCCTGCGGGACCATGTTTATCCGTTTATTGGCTCGGTGCCGATCGCCGACGTAGACACGGATAAAATCGTTGAGCTGCTCGACCCGATCTGGCGTGAAATGCCGGAGTCAGCCCGCCGTATCCGCAATCGAATTGAACGTATATTGGACTTTTCGAAAACCTGCGGGCACCGCGAAGGGGAAAACCCGGCGCGCTGGGCTGGCCACCTGCAAAACAAGATGACCCGGGACAAGCCCGATTCCACGCCCCTGGAGTCGATGCCTTACTCGCGGCTGCCCAATTTCATGGAAAAGATCGAAGGCGAGATATCCCGGGCCGCGCGCTGCCTGCAATTCGTCATCCTGACAGCCTGCCGCAGTACTGAAGCCATGGGCGCTGAGTGGGATGAAATCGATTTCGAGACGCGCACCTGGGTGATTCCGGCTGTCCGCATGAAGGGCCGCGTCGAGCACCACGTACCGCTCAGCGATGCCGCCATGCAGGTCCTCAAGGACGTGCACACCCGTGGCCGCAGCAAGCTGATTTTCCCAGGCCGTGACCTTGAGAAGATGATGCCCAACAACGCCATGCGCCGGGTACTGATCAAGCACGGGGAAAGCGCTACGCCCCACGGCTTCCGCTCGACGTTCCGCATGTGGGCTGCTGAGAAAACGAAATTCCCGAATGACCTGTGTGAGATTGCGATTGCTCACGTCGTGGGCACTGCCACATCACGGGCTTACAACAGGGGGAATATGCTGGAGTTAAGGCGCCCGCTCATGGAACGGTGGGCTAAATATGCCACGTCCCAGAGCATTGCGCCCCGGAGCCTGGACGATAGAGTCAGGGCTTCCGCCCCCCGTGAACACGTTATGCACGGACATGCGTAACGAGCCCACAAGGATGAGGTAAGCACTGGCGACCATTGAGGTCGCCGGGGCGCTTAACTCGTACACCACCCGGCTTTTTTCTCGCCGTGGTAGCTGACAGCGAGCCCTTTGCTGATCAGCACGTCAGAAACGTTCGTATCGCCGACCCACACCTGGGCCAGGATGCGGAAATACTTGTCGCGGCCCATGTCGCGCAGCTCGATGGGTTCGCCGCTGTCCAGCAAGGCGAGCAACGCAGTTCTGGCCTTATCGGACAAGGCCTCTTCCTTCTCTTTCGCCAGCGGATCGGCGCAGTGGCTATGCCGCTCCGGGGTATCCATGCCTTCAATGCGCACCCCGATATGCTTACCGGCAAAGGCTGGCCACTGCGGGACGTCCAGAAAAACCGTGTCGCCGTCGTAAACCTCGGTGATTGTCGCCCGGTCCACGGGAAAATTCCCGTAGCTGGGGTCATCCGCCAGGGCGGTGTTTGCCTGCATGGTGGCCAGCAGCGCAAGCGCCAGGCCGATCAAGATTTTGTTCACTAAAGCGGTCTCCAGGTTGAACCCCTCATCGCAAGTAGATAAGGGGTGGTATTAGACCCTTAGCCAGCGGCCAGGGTGATGTGGGGGATGTCCGGGATCTTGAACCGTACGCGGTAGTCGGCAATCTCCTGGTCAGAGAGCAGGGAGACGTCGAAGTCTGCCCAGGTCACGCCAGCGGCCTGGCATTCGTTCCAGCTGTGCCACCCGCCCAGGTCCAGCCCAGCGTGCAGGGCGGCCTGTTGTGCCTCATTGGCGCCCATGGTGCCGCACATCTCGGCGAAGAGCTGGTCCAGGGTGTGGCGCTGAACGCCGGTCACCTTGCTCAACAGGTACTGGGCGTCATGCATGGCCCCAGGGACGCGGTGGTCTACGTTGCCGAAGGCCCATTGCGCCAGGTCGGGGATGCTGGCCAGGTCGGTCAGCATGCCCCGGGGGCCTTCCCATACCTTGCCCTTGCTGTCGGTGTAGCGGAACGTGTCCAGCACCGCATAGAGCTTGTTCGATGCCAGGGTGCGGTACGGCCGCAGCCGTGGGATGACGTCGAAACCGGGCTTAACCATAGGTCGGCGCCAGGCGCATTTCACGCAGCGCCGCCTTTACCGTGTCATCCGGTGGCGTCACCGGCAGCGGGCCTGGCGCGGTGGACGGCGCCGGGGGCAGCGCCTGGATGTCCTCGGCCTGCTGGGTGCTCAATTCGCCGTTGGCCACCGCCGACTTGATTGCCGCGTCGAGCACCTCGGGCGCCTTCTCCTGGGCAACGCTGGCCAGCACCACCGGCAGCGACTTGTCGGCGTTGACGATGTTGCACAGCCCGGAGTTGTAGACCTTGCCCGCCACCACCAGCTGCACCACGGCGCGCTGTTCCGGCGTGAGGGCGCAATAGTTGCTTACCGCATCGCTGGCCACGTTGTAGACGGCGCCGCCGACCGTGGAGACTGCCGTTTTCACGCCGGAGCAGCCCGCCAGCACGACTACAGAGAGGCCTGCGAGGCACAGGCTGGAGACCATCAGGATACGTTTCATGCCACACCTTTGAAGAAAATGTGATGCCCCAGGCGCAGGGTTTGAGTTGCACCGGCCACCCACGCGGGGGCCTTGGGCATCGTGGTTGCGTAGTAGTGAGTCGCCCCACTGGTTGGATCGGGGCCAACGTCATTGACGACGGCGGTGGCCACCTGCAAAGCCTTCTTGTACTCACCGGCCGGGATCGGCCGGGCGCCCTTGAGGTAGGGCGAGTTCGGGTCGTTGGCGTTCCAGCAGCTGAACTGGTACGGCTTCTGGCACACGCCTGCGTAACCCTCGCCCCACCATGAATTACTGCGGCCGTCGTTGACCCGGTTACGGATCGTCCAGGCCACCGCCTTCATCCCTTCCAGGCTTTCGCCACGGGCCTCGCCCCAGAGCGTGCGGGCCAGCACGTCGATATCGGTGGCCGTCGCTTTAGCTTGCTGGGTCGGGGGTGTCATCGCCGCTGATCTCCTTGAGAGTCTTGCTGATGTAATGAACTGCCAGGTTGGCGGCCTTGGCGACCGCTGAAATCATCCCGTACAGCACCGGGTCAAACGGTGGGGTGGCGGCGTAATACGCCATGATCCCCACCAGTGAATCCAGGAACAGACCAATGCCAAAGACGATGACGTTGGCCTGTTTGAGCAGCGTCTTACGCCGCGCTTTGGTCTTACTTACGGGCATAGGGGCTCCCTTTCTCGTACTGCTCAAGCTTGATTCGCAGCGTGAGCGTTTCCTGCTTGAGTGCATCCACTTCAGTGCGCAGCAGCGCCAGGGACTGGTCATGCACCCGCACATCGCGCTGAACCAGAGCCATGTCGCGATTGAAGTTGTTGATGGAGGTAATGATGCTGTCCAGCTTGTTGATGGCGCTGGAGCCCACGGCCAGGATTGCAGCAACTGCAAGGCCCTGGAGCACGCTCATTACCCATTTAACAATCGGGGAGTCGGTGAAGCGTTGCGCCTTCTCGGCCATATCCGTGCCTAACTTGTTCATGGTGGCTTTCCGATATTTTCAACGGTTTTGCGCTCCCCTCTCGGGCCAGGTTTGCGCGGTTATGTGCCCTTCTTGGCGATGATTTGCGCCACGATCCCGACAGACCGAATGATTGCGTCAAGGCGGTTCAGCTCGGCCTGGACGACCTTGTTTTCGTTCTCGCGATTTTTCTTCCAGTTCGCGAAGGGTTTGCTTTCGAATAACTTCCTGATCGTGCTTTCGGTCAGTTTTCCGCAGCGGGTCAGGTCCTGGCCGAAGTACAGCGCCAGCTCTGCCCGAACGTCGTTATACGAATCCCATAATTTGACGCGCCCGCTCGCTGATGCAGGAATGGGCAGGAAATCGGGCGGTTACGACCTCTGGCACCTCCTCGCCGGGCGTCTCAGACACCTTGGCGGCCACCAGCCCGTACTGGCTGGTGACGACGTGCATCAGGTGCGCGGCGGTCATGGTCGCGTCCATGTAGGCGTCAAAGAACGCGCAGAATTTGCGGTCCTTCATCCTGCGAATGGGGGTGATGCGCTCCACCAGCGCGGCGGCATACGACGCATCGTCGATGTAAACCAGCGGCTCATCGTCAACGCCGCGCACGCACGCCGCCATGGACGCGCACCACCAGCTGTAATCGGTGGCCTGGTACACGCCATCGTCTATGAGCGTCTCGATGGCCTCAGCCTGGTAACCCAGCATCGGGCTGAAAATCAGCGATTCCCCCCCGAACTGGAACGGGATATCGGCGACGTAATCGGTCTGTTCCAGGATGTAATCGGCATAGAACGTCTGCCGGGTGTCGCCCTTTTCATGCAGCGGGAAGTTCGGACCATCGTCGCGGGTGCCGCTCATGTAGCTGGCCACCACATGCATGCGCTCATTGACCGACCAATGCCGGGGGTCGGCCACGGCGCCTGGCCGGTCAATCGGCTTGCAGATGAAGCTCAGCAGCTTGGAGATGGTTCGCTGCTCATGTACCGCTGGGATTTCACACAGCGCCTGAATTTGATCCATCTCCAGCTCTTCCATGTTCACGGAGATGCGACGGGTGTTAACCGGGTTGATGTACTTATTCATAGGGCGCCAAATGAGTCGTGTTGCGTGAAAGTGAGGTTGAGCGCGGTGAATTCGTCAGTGCTTCGCGAGAGGTTGACCTCACACGACACAGGGACCATGACCCAGCTCTTGGAGTAGCCCCGGCTTTCCTCAACGGCGCCGTGGGTGATCTTGATGGTGTTTACGTAATCGCTCGGGACAGCAAAGGAGCCGTCCTTTGGCGTGGCGACGGCTTGCAGCTCGTCAAACCAGCTCTTGATTTCGCCATCGGCGTCGTAACAGACGATGCGCAGCTCTACCGGGTCGTTACCGGTAGGCGCCAGCGTGAAACCCGACCCGATCTTGATCGGCTCCCACCCCAGCTGGACGCTGTTGTAGGTGACCTCGGTGGACAGCAAGTTGACTCGCGGCGCGCTGATCTTGCCCACCGGGTCGATACCGATGTGCCAGAGGTTCGTGCGCTCGCGATTGACCGCTGCCGCCTCTTCGTACATCTGAAGAACCGTGCTCCAGGACTGGCCAGCCAAAACGATGTTGCCGCCGCTGCCGCCGTTGAAGGCATTCGTGCGGCCAAAGATGTTGTCCGCGATCTTGTTTGCAGCGCCGTTCAGGTTGCCGCCCAGCAGATCCCGGGCAGCACTGGTGTACTTGAGTACGCTGCTGTCGATTTTGCTGGTGATCTTGTTCGTGACCGCATCAGTTGCTTGATAGGCCAGGCGTTCGAAGATGTTGCCCATCAGATCGACCTCACCTCAAAGCTGAACGTCAGCGAGGGGAGGCGCAACTCATAGTCGGAGATGGCCACCGCCACCTCAGCGACAGCGCGGCCCCACGGATCTGCGCCTTGACTGCGCGAGACCTCGTAAGCGGTGCTGTTTTCCTTCTCCATGTACATCACCCACAGGGGCTCAATAATGGCCAGTTCGCTGGGGCTCAAGTCGAAGTCTTGCGCCCCCAAGGCGGTCGGAGTCGCGTCGATATCGGTATGCACGCCATCGGTTGACTGGGCGCTGGCCAGCTGGGCATACCCGCAGTACTTGCGCACTGCGGCCCGCAGGCTGCGGGTTATCTGCTCTTCTTCCAGCGCGCAGCCAATCGGCAGCACAGCGATGAACTGTTCTACTAATTGGCTGATTTTCATGGTTACTGATTCGCAAACCAGTGGTAGTGCAGCGTGCCGGCCAGAAGGAGAACCTGGCTGTCGTTTTCCCAGTCGCGGTCGGGCTGATCCATGACCAGAAAGGCGTCGATGATGCTTTCTTTCTGGGTGTAATCGTCCGGGCGACCGGCGTAGATGGTCGCGTTGAACGTGCCACCGTTCGCCAAGATTGCCTTGAGCATTTCGTGGGCATGACTGCGGACGGTCTCGTAGATACCGCACGGGCCTTCTTGCTTGGTCTTGACCTGCTTGGGCTGGCCCATTTCCTGACCCAGAGGGCCGAAATACGGGATGTTGTCGCCCACGGTCGGAATCGGCCACGGGAACTGTTTGATCAGCAGCGTCATGTCTTCGAATCCTTCGATGACAATCTGCGCGTCAGCCTGGACGGCCTTACGGCCCATGTCCTGCGTGTTTTGGTACGTGCGACTCAAAATCGCCATTTTGGAAACGGTCATACATCACCCTTTGGGAATCTCAACAAACAGGGCAATCGTCACACGTAAAAAAACCCGCTTTTGGGCGGGCTTTGCAGGGTTTTTAGGCGCGTTACCGGGCGAAAAATCGCTTGATATCGGGCCGATCCAGAGCCGTGAGCGTGGCCATGGAAATCTGCACCGGCAAGTCGATGTAATAACCCTTGTTGTCCTTGGGCGCGTCGAGCGGGAAGCTGACGTTTTCAATCACCATCGGCGCCCAGGTGCGGCCCGCGTAGGTGAAGCCCAACAGGCGCGGCGCCTTGGACGGAAACAGGGCCTTGATAAAGCTGTCGATGTCCTTGGTGGTTTGCAGCACCTCAGACAAGATGCCGTCCTCTGCCAGCTCCTGGGGGAATACCCACTCCAGCAGGCGCGTCAGCGGCTGTTCCACTTCCTTGAGCGCATCGTGCCAAGCCTTGAAATGCAGGGTGAAGTTCAGCTTTAACGGCGGCATGCCCGAAAACACCTGGCGCGAATTGAGCTTGGTGATACCGGTGCGGCCTTCAAGGTCGCGCATAACGCTCTTGAGCTTGTCAGAGCCCGCATTGAGCGTATCGGCTATCGCGCCATCCTTGAACGGGGAAATCGCCTGTAGCGCGTTCAGGACCGGCACCAGCGAGCCCGATTGCAACATCCCCGCCAGCGCGGGGGCCTTGGTCTCAGGCCCGGTGTTCTCGAAAGGCGACTGCCAGTTCTGCTGGATTTCCAGCGAACCCTCTTTGAGGGCGCCATAGACCCCCTCAAACTCTTGAATATCGGCCACGCCCTTCGCGTCACACACGAAAATGCGCGCCAGGAACAGCGGCGACAGCGACCCCCAGTCGCCGCCCAGGTCAGAACTGAGCGACTTGGCGCCGGGAATGTACTCGCCGACCAGACCGGCGCCACCGTCGAAAATGTTCGATACGACCTGTTCCGGGTCGGCGTTCTTCACGTCATCGACCAAACCGCTAACCTTGTCCGCTACGCCATCGTAGACGTCACTGATCGTGGTCTTGCCGTTCCACAGGTCGGATACCGTATCGCTGACGGTGCCTAACGCCCCTTCAATGGCCTTGCGGTTGGCGGTGCCGCCTACAAGACTGTCCAGGCGGCCTACACCGGCCTTGATGATGCCGGAGGCGGCGCCAGCGGCACCGTCCCCTATGAACTTGGTGGCTGACCCCAGCAGTTTGTTAGACGTCGCCCCGGCAGCGGTTCCGGTCACGTCTTTTACGGTGCCGGAGACCGATTGCCCGAGGCTGTCTAAACTGAAGTCAGCCATTTCTTACTTGCCCAGCATGCGGCGGCGTAGACGCATCGACTTCGCGCGCCGCATCTTCGCTGCACCGGAGAAGGCCTTTTTCTGCATTTTACGCACGGCGCTTTTCTGGGCAGCGGTCAGGCGAACGTGGCCGCTGACTCGCTTTTTGATGCGCACTTTCTTGCCCTGGCGCACGGCCATGACCTTCTTGTAGACCGCATCCATCATGTTGTCATCGTCGCCACTGACGAACTTGTCCGCGTCGTCGAGCATGGCATCGTCGCCCTGCGGCAGCTTATCCAGAAGTGCGTCATGCACGCGGGCAGCTACTTCGTTGTCGAAGCTCATTTCTTCGCCCAGCAAGGCGTCAATGTCTTCAGGGGCAATACCTTTATCTTCCATGTAGTCGCCGATCAGATCGGACAGATTCGCGGCATAGTCGGATTCGGCGTCGGTGATTTCTTCGTCGCCATCCGTGGCCACGCCGACAATCAGCGCATACAGGCGGTCGCCGTAGCCTTCGCCCTTTTCAAGCTCCGACTCAGACCACTCCTGGACGATCATCACCGCGTCTTGGCGCATTTCGGCGGTGATGAGGGTGTCAGGCGCGTTTTCCTCGGTGATGTCGTCGAGCATGGCGCCCGGCTGATTCAGCGGCTTTTCTTGTTGCTGCTGTTGTTGCTGTTGCTGTTGTTGGTCAACAGCCGGTGCGGCGTAGGCCTGGGTGATGGCCGCGCCAGCGGCCAGTACGGTTTTCAGGTAGTTCATGGGGTCACCTCCTTACGGGCGCACGATGTTTTGCTGGTTGCTGATAACCCGGGCGGTGCCGACGTAAGACATGAATGTCTCGATGGCCATCCGTTCCATGGGTTGGTTTTCGCTCGGCTGGATAGTGGCGTTGTAGGCGCCGCCGTCGAGTTCAGCGCTCGGTTGAAGCCAGCCCGCCGACTTCAGCGCTGGGAAAAACTTCGCTACAAAGTCTTCGGTTGTCTTGACTGCCTGATCCATTGGCTTTTGCAGGGCTTGCTGAGCCACGGCTGCAATCGTGTCGTCCACGTAAGTCGCCATTTCCACAACGGCGATGAGCTTGGTGGCGCCCTCGGTTTTCGCGCCGGTCAGGGAGTCCCACCAGACGAAATTGCCGCCGCTCACGTAGTCCACATAGAACACAGGGTTGATACGGCTGGCCGCCAGGGTTTCCAGGTCGTCCGATTCCAGCTCTACGGTCTGGATCATGCCGGTACGGGTAACCGCGAAATCACTGCCCGCGATCACGACATTGCGTTTTGCGATGCCCTTGGCGTTGACCACTGCGTTACGCGCGCAGCGCAGGCCGATGTTCAAGCCGGACGTGCCGATGAAAGCCTGGCCACCCGCTGCCGGATTGGTAGCCGTGAACGGGGCCCAATAGCACTGGCTGTAGATGATGTCGGTATCGCCGCCTACGGAGTCGTAGAAGTTAACGGCAGCCTCAACGCTGAAGCGGCCCGGGATGTCCCACGGCACCTGGCGGTTGATGTCCTTGCCCAGCTGGAGCAGGCGAGAAAGCAGCGCAACGCTTTCGGTGCCGCCAGAGCCAATGTAGGTGAACGAAGGCTTGGCACGGCGCAGGCGCGCTACAGCAGCGTCCAGGTCGGCATTGGTGTACAGCGTCGGGCCTTCAGTGAAGTACTGGAGCGGCGAGCCAGAGAAAATATCCTTGTTGCCGGTCTTGCCGTAGAACACGCAGGTCGGCGGGATAACCGCGTCCAGCGCCACATCAGTCACCAGCAGCAGGTCGGTGTACTGGGTCACGATGTCGGTAATGAAGTAGCTCTTACCGAATTCGTCCAGAGCAGCCGGATCAAGCGAGCCAGTGTAAGGACCCAGCACGATTTCGTTGGTATTCACGTCACGCAGTTGCAGGGTGACGATTTTGGAGGCCTGGGCCACGCCCGCGTCATTTTCAACCGCGACAGCATGGATTTCGGGCTGCACGCCCTCGCTGAAGCATTCCAGGTGCTTGATGGCCAGCAGATCACCTGCCGACAAGCCCACCTCTTCATCGACCAGTTTCCATACCGGCGTTGCAGTAGCGCCCTGGGCCGGGGGCAAGGAAGCGGTGGCCACCATCAGCTGGTTCTTAGCGCTGGCACTAACCAGACGCGAGACAACGGCCTGTACGGTGCCCGCCTTGAGGGCTTCATAGATATGAACGTAGGGCTGCGCCAGGGCGCTGGCCGACATCGACTGAGCAGCGCCCAGCCAGCGGGTTTGCTTGCCCTTGGAAACCGCAAAGGCCTTGTCAATGCGCCCACGGCTAAAGCGGCCAGTGATGGCCATGTTGTGCGCCACAGTGTTGGTGCTGGGCTGTTCGGACATGTCGTTGATCGGGTACAGCAGTACGCCGGAACGCTTGTCGATGGTGCGCGAGAAAGGAATGGTCATTGCTGAGCCTCCACAGGGGCAGCGGCTGGAGCTGCGGCCTCAGTTTTGCCAGGCTTGGTGACCTTGGCGGTGCTCTTGCCCGCTGTCGAATCGGCAGGCGTATCACCTACCGGGTCAAGAGGCGCCTCAGGGACCGGCGCCACCACTTGGGGAGCGGTCAGCTCTGCGAAGTCCTCAGCATCACTGCCAGCACGGCTGGCCAGCTGGGACAGATCGGTAACCAGCAGCCAGGCCTGGTCAATGCTGCGTACGCGCACCTTCACGGCCTCGCCCGGGGCGATAGGGGTGTTGATGCCCGAGGACGGGACTACCAACGCCTTGATGTGCTTGTGCTTCAGCTCCAGCACGAAGGGGAAGGTCTGACCATCCACCAGTTTCTCAACGAGAGCCTGCGGGGCGTCACCTGCCTTGCTATCAATCTTTACTGTCATACATCACCTGCAAACCCAAAAGGTTGTTCCACTTGTGCGCCCGTGCACTGCTGGTCAGCGCCTTGCTGAGCTTCGCCCACTGCACCTGGTCAACCTCGACCGCGACAGTCCCGTAGGCGGGAATGGCAACGTTCGGCCCGGCCACTGCAAAGCGGTCTCGGGTGTTGTTGGTAAGGGTCACAGTGGCGGGGAAGTCAGCGATTTCAGGCAGCACCCACCCTGTAAAAGGTACGGCACCGGAATCGGTGTTTTTGGCAGGGGTTTGCGCCCGTTGCGCGTCTTCAGCAATGGCCAGATCCCAGGCTTTCGCGTCGTTGCGCTCGCCGTCTTCATGGATGGCGTCATCCCAAGCGGCCAGGCCTTCCGTGCGCAGGGCGTCATAAGCACGGGCCTCATCCTCTGCAAGAGCCATCGCAGCGGCGTCAGCGGCTGCCGCGTCGGTCAGGCGTTTCAGTTCGGCAGCCGGATCGGCATCACCACCACCCGAGCCATCGCCACCCTCGGGCCCGGACCCACCTGGTGGAGCGCCCGCACCTGGAGCAGGTGCGGCAGCGCCAGGCGTTGCGCCTGGCTCTTTAACTTCATCCTTCGCGCCAGCGGCGCCCGCCTTGGGCGCCTTGGCGGCAACGGCCTTATCCGTTGCCTTTTTAGTCGTAGTGCCAGCCATGACGGCCCCCTGATCAGGTCAGTGCAAACACGTTCTTGATGGTGATCAGCGCGCAACCCAGGGCCGAAGCCTTGTGCGGGTTGGCTTCAGTCAGTTGACGACTGAACAGCGCAGCACCGGTTTTCAGGTCGGAATTGACCGCCAGCGGGATCAGGGTCGGCGAGACCGCATCAGAGAAGACAATCGGGTTACGCGCCACTTGCGGGGAGCGGCCGATGCACAGCATCTCGATGTCGGTCTCGGTTTCTTCGACGACATACGGGTCATAGATGACGTCGTATTTGCCCTTGTAGCGGCCCACGCGCCAGAAGCCAGGCTTCGCGTCAACGCCGGACGATACGAAGTCGTTGCTGTCCATCGACAGGAACTGAGCCATACCGATAGCGCCCACGTAGATGAACGCCAGGCCGTATTCCATGGTGGTGTTGGCCACCGCCTGGTCAACAGCCGCGACGAACGAACCGAAGTCGCGCCAGCCCTGCGCACGGGTCTTCTGGAGCAGCATTTCAGCCGCGTTGAAGTCGTAAGTGCGGTGGGTGTTCTTCGCCAGCTTTTTGACCTTGCGCAGAGCCGCGATATAGCGCTCGTTGGCCAGCTGAGTACGCGCTGCCTGGACCGCGATGGTCAGGCGGTCGGCGCCCAGTTCCGACTGGGACTGGCTACGCGAATCAGGGGTGGCCTGCATGATCACGCGCGAGGGCGCGCAGTACAGGGAGAAGCTGGTAGCGATGGTGCCAATGTTCGGCGCCAGGGCTGGGTTTTGCTCGAAATCGATAAACGCCTGTGCGTCTACATCGACGTCCGCAGGCAGCGCCGTAGCGAACGCCAGAGAGCCCACGCCGGTTTTTACGTTGATTACACCGGTAATGGAGTAATCGGTGCCGCCCGCCGAAAAGGAGCCGACCAGATTGGAGTTGTCAGTGCCGGAGTTGTTGGACTGCTCGAAAGCAACCGAAAAACCGTTAACTGCGATGGTGGTGCGGTTACGCAGCACAGGTACGGTGCCGCCAGCGCCACCGCTTTGGGTGGTAATGGCAAAGGTGCCGCTCTTGCGGTCGCCCGCGATGGTCACCGGCACAACACGTTCAGAACGGGTGTACTCCTGGCCACCGGCCACGCCGTCGATGATGTCACCCGCTTTGTAGGCGCCGAAGGTGGAGCCTGCAATGGAGGTAATGATTGCCAACTTCGACTCGTTAGAGCTGAGGTCGGACGGCAGGTAAGCGCCGAACGGAATCGCCTCGCTCAGACCGCCAGTGATGGCCACCGCGATGCGGTTCGGCTGGTGCGACAGGGACGCCGACGTGTTGTTGGTACTGATGCTGTCGAGGGTGACGCCATCGGGCAGGACGTTGGTGGCCTTGCCGTCAGAGATGTTTTCGGCCTGGGACAGAACGGCGTCCAGCAGGTCGGCGGACGGGGTGAAACCGTGTTGGCGTTCGAAGGCGTTGATGCCGTCGAGCATGGAGGTTACGGCCAGGGCCTTGTTCTGGTCGCCGTCGATACGGTCCAGCAGGCGGCGCATGCGTTCAGGGGCCAGGCGTGCAGCGTCGGAGACAACGTTTTTCACAACGTCTTGGGATGCCGGGCTCAGGCTGTCGAGCATTGCGCCGTTATTACGGGCTGCCGCGACCATCGAACCAACTCGTTCCTCGACTTCGTACAAGCCGGAGTCGGGCGCGTAAAGATTGGGCATTACGTGTTACCTCATTACTGATGATGGGCTGCGCCCGATACGTTTCAGAAATGATGGTAAGGGTCCAAAACCCCCGTTTTTGGCGGGGGTTTGCACGGTTTTCACGCGGCGCGCTGCTACTTTTCGAGCACGATCAAACGCCCCCCGGCGTCGGTTTGCGCCAGCAGGTTTTTATCCTTGAAGGTGCCGCCTTCCAGGGGTTCGACCGTGGCGTCATGGGACTCAAGCCAGGCCCTGAAGGACGTCGCCGCCGCATCTCGACCGAAGAAAACCCCTTCCCCTGCGATGGCTACCAGCGTTCCGCCAGGCGCCAACATGCCGAAGGCGCGCATGATGTGAGCGGCGTCCCGGCGATTGCTAAAGGGTGGGTTCATGATGATGGCCGGGTACGGCTGTTCCGGCGTGAAGGTGTCGAAGTCGTTGCCAACCACGTTGTAGCCCTTGGCCGTGAGGATCTCGCGCAGCTGGTCGGACAGCTCGATGACATCCACTTCCCCGCCAGCAGCCTTTGCAGCGTCCGCCAGGTTGCCATTGCCCGCGCTGGGCTCCAGTACCCGCATGCCTTTCTTGATACCCGCCAGGGTGGCCATACGCTGCGCCAGGTGCGCAGGGGTAGGGAAGAAATCCAGGCCCACTTTCTGGCCGATGATGGCCCGTTCAGCTTTCTTGATGGGGTCCTCTTCGACCTTTGCAACCATCATCGGAATCAGCTCGCGCACGGCGGCCTGCATGGTGGCCACGTCGGTGATGCCCATGCGCGCCAGCCGATCTGTCTTGGCGATGGCCTCCATGGGGGCCTCCAGAATCCATGAGCCGGTGCCGGTGCCTTTTAGCGCGTCGTTGGCCTTACGGGTAATGGCCATGTCCTCGCTGTTCATGGTGAAGCGCTCAGACCGCTGGCCCATCTTGGCCAGGGCTGCAATCAGTCGGCTGTTACCTTTGGGGTTCTGCTTGGCGATGGCTTCCGACGCCTTACGGAAACGTTCAGACCATGTGATCAGGCTCGGCATAGTGACGTGCTTGAGGTCGTTATCATCGACCGGGCGGCCTTTGCGGCTCAGCTGCTCGCTGTAGCTCAGATGCTTATCAGCTTCGTATTGCGCAAGGTGCAGCGCCTTTTGCAGCTCTTCCAACTGGGCCCGGCTCGACAGCTTGGCCAGCAAACCGGCTGTACCGTTTTCGATGGCGTCGGCGATGTTGTTCAACGTCTGGCCAGCGGCTTTGTCGTAGGAAGCGCGAGCGACGGAACTGGCGGCCATACCAGCACGCCGGGCGGTGTTGGTGTTGCGCTCCTGGTTCATGCCCGCGTGACCGGTCTCTACGGCTTTATTCGCCACAGCACGCAGCTTTTCCACCTGGTTGGACAGCGCCTTTTGCGCGCGCTCTGCGGCCTGGCGTTCTGCGGTGGCGAGCTGCTCGGCCTGCTGTTCTGGAGACAGCACGACCGGCGCCTGGGCGGCCGGGATGTGGGCGGTCTCGCCGGACAAGTACTTCTCGCGGATGAAGTACCCGCCGTTCATGCGCCAGGTGTACGGGTCGATTTCCTTGGCTTGCGCCTGGGTCAGGTCGGTGCGGATGATGCCGCGCAGCACCTTGTCGCGCTTGGTGGTGTATTCAATGATCTGGTGGGCCACGTCGGACGCTGGCGGCGGCTCAGGCGCCTCAGCTGGCTCCGGCTCCGACAGTTCGCCCTCAATGAACATATTCAGGACCAGCCCGCCCATATCATCCAGCATGACATCGGCGTTTTCGTGTTCTACACTTGCCCCTGACGGATGCCCTGAATAGTTATCAGGGGAACATCTGCCCCCTAAAGCGGTGCTTGTTGAATCAAGCATCGCTTTTTCTTTGGGCGGGTCAATCATCAGGTCGTAATACAGATGACCCATGTTGTCTTTCTCGACGACCACCCGTACCGCTATCGACTCTCCCGCCAACGCCACGACGCTGCTCAGGTTGTAATAGCCCACGACCTGGGGCTTTTTGTCGAGCTTGAAATTCTGCACAAACTCGGCCGCCGTGGCGCTCGCCAGGATCTGCGGCACCGCATGCAGCAATTTGATTTTCTTGGGGTTGCCGCTGAACGCCAACGTCTCCTTGATGCCGCGCTGTCGAATTTCGACCTGGGCCCCAAGCACCGGGCAATTCACCATCTGCCCGCGCATAGCCTTCAAATACGCTTCAGCAGCGCCCCGCAAGGCCTTCTTGCCCTCAGGGGTGTCCGGGAACTCTCCGAACTCAGTGCCGGTTAACTCAATCGGCGGCTTCGGTACGTCCGGCTCTTCAGCTGTCTGGTCTTGCTGGGCGGCCTGCTCAAGCGGTATGACAATTCCGCCTTTCTCCACAAAGCTCGCCAGCGTTACGCCGGGAGCCAGGGAAAATGGCTTAGATTGGGCACGTAGGTTATTGAGCACTACGCCATCTTGCCGCAACTGAGCCAATGCGCTGGGACCTTCGGCGTTCGCCCCCTGGAGTTGCAGGCTGCCCAGCGTATTGCGGTCGGAGCGGCCGGTTTTCTCAAGGCACTCAACGATTTTGTATTTAGCCCGTGCGACCTGGAATTCACGAAGAGGCAACTTATCGATACGGCTGGCCGCGTACAGGCTGAATGTATCGAAGCCCACCGCCTTCGCTGCATACTGGTCGGCCGCGTCTGAATCGTCGCCTTTGGCCTCTTGCTCGGACGGCGCCGCAGGCTGCTCGATTTCCGGCATGACGGCCAGCTTGCGGGCCGCCTCCACCAGCGCGTCAAAGTCCTTGCCGACGATACGAATACCGTTACCGCCACCCGGGAGGCGGTAGCTCAACGTCAAGCCAAGTTCCTGCTTTTCCACGCGCGCCCAGGAGCCGACCGGCGTGCTACTGATCTTGCGGCTCACTACGCCCTGGTTATGGCGCTGATCGTACGGCAGGGTGTCGAGCCAGGAGACGAACGCGGTGGCCAGCACCTTCTGCTGGGCAATCATGCTGTCATAGCCAGCCTCAGCCGGTGGCATATCCGGCCGGGCGAATACGGGGTTTGCGCCGCCTTCAAAGCCTGCCCGGGTCAGGAACATGTTATTGGCGTTTTCCAGCACCCATACGGTGCCCAGCTTGCCCGCCCGGTAGTTGCGCAGGACGTAGCCGTTGGCCTTGGCCGCCTTGATGCCCTCCAGCGTGGCCCTGGCCGCTTCTGCGCCTCGATCTGCCTCACCATTGATGGTGACTGTCGCCGTGAACGAAAGGTGCTGTACGTTGCCCTGGTAGAACCAGACAGACGTATCTGCCCGGCTGTTGATGGCGTCGGCCTTCAGAGAGCCCGCAGGCGTGAGCACGTCGGCGGCCTTGACCATGTGCGGCTTGTTGTTAGCCGTAGCGATGTCGCGGGCTTTCCCGGCCTCCCAGGCGGCGGCCTCATCCCGGTCAGAGATGGCCTTTATGGCAGCGCTAAGGCGGTCAATTGCCGCGCCAGCGGCCGGGCTGACGTGCCCTGTGTTCAGCAGCTTTTCGTACTGGTCCAGGTCAGCCCGGGCCGCTTCACGTTCCGCAATGAGCGGGTCAGTCTCCGGCGCTGGCCGGGCGGCGCCCAGGATGGCGCGCAGCTCCAGGCCCCGGGCACTGGCCCGCACCTTCTCGATGGCGCTCAGCGTCCCGGCCTCCAGGCTGTCGCGGATCTGCAACAACTCAGCGCTGAAACGCATTAACTCTAAAGAGTTATAACTCTTTAACTCTATTGTCTCAGTCATGCATTACCCCAAAAATCGAATCCAGCAGCGCTGTCTGTGTCATTGCTTTTTCAAAGGCCTTTTCATCGCGCAGGGCGGCGAACACCTGGTCAAACGCGGCATTGATGCGCGCGCGCTCTTCCCCTTCCGGGTATGGCTTGAAGGGCATCCCCAGGGCGGGCAGGTAGTGGTACTTGTTGTCAGCCAGGCAGCTGAGGTAATCGTTTTTGCGGTCCATGGCGGTCAACTTGTCTTCCAGGTAGGCCTGGAACGCGCGGGCGGCCATTTCGTGGGTCTCAGACCACTTACGTCCGGCTACACCGTCGTCGAGCGCTTGAGCCTCGACGTAGAAGCGCGACACGCTGGCGCCGGTCTTGGCGGTTGCCTCGGTGGCACCGACCGGCGAGTAGTACGCGGCGGCCAGCTGGCGCCACAGCTTTTTCTGCTTGAGCATGCCCGGGCTGGTTTCGCCCTCATATCGCTTATCTACCGCCAGCACCGCAGGCTCCAGGGCGCCCGCCTGCTTGATGGCCAGCGCCACATAGCCTGAACTGTTCTCGATATTGACGATGGCTGTGGCCCGGCTCTTGGGCGTCAGCTTGATGGTCTCCACCAGTCGCTCAGAGCCGCTGGTTAGGGCGGCCTTGAGCTGGACGAAGGCGGCGCGGATCGGCCCGGCAGGCATCAGCTCAGGGCGTTCCGTCGCAAACTCTTCCTTGGCGCCCTCTTCTCCGCGCAGCAGGGACGGCATGATGTTGTCCAGGGCCTTGAACGCTTCGTGTCCCTGGCTACCGGCGCCGTTGAGCTTGGTAATGTTGATGACGCGCTCTACCGGTTCGTAGTGGGCCTTCGCCGCGCCCTTCCCGCCCGCACCACGCGCCCCGAACGCCATGCCCAGGCGCCCGCCGAACCCAAGCTTGTCCTCTTCGATCTGGAGGACGTCGCTCATGTCCATCCAGGCCCCGGCGCTCTGCTCTACGTGCCACTTGGCGGCGGCGAAGTCCTCTTGTACCCAGGTGCCGGACTGCACCGCCCGAAAGCCGCACAGCTTTTCAAGGTCGGCCGTGGACGTCACTGTCACCGGCCGCCCGCCGCTGCGTTCGAACTTCTCGACCACCTTCAGGGTGAAGGTGATGCGCTTTTTAGGCGCCTGGCGCTCTGGATCTGGCTTTTCCTTTTCGGCCCAGTCCCAGTTATCGGGCTCCCCTTCCTCAGCCTTGGCCACCTGCCCGGCAAAGGTGCCGGTGCGCAGGCGCTGGAACATGACCGCGTTGATAAAGCGGCTGCCCATGGACGTCCAGGCCTGGGCCTCTGGTGTGCGCAGGTGGCGGGCCTTGGCGGCGTCCTCCAGGGCGGTTTTCTGCGCCTCGACATCGGCAATCTGTGCCCGCAGCGCTGCAAACTCTTCCTTAGTGGCCGCCACCTCGCTGCCGTACGCGGCGATATCGGCAGCAGCTGCGGCCGTGGTCGTTTCTACCGCCTCTTCGTGCATGGGCGCGACCTTCCAGCCGCGTTTGACTCGGTTTTCAAGCTCGGCCTTGGCCTGGTCCCGCGCCGCCGTGGTCCGGCTCATCGCGTTGTACAGGGTGTTACGGCCGACCATGATTGCTTTCTGCCGGTCGCCCAGTTCTGCCCGCTGCTGAGTCAGCGCGTTGAACTGCTCCACCTCATCACTGTTGAGGCTCGCGCCGGTCAGCTCTTCCCCGATCTCAGCCGCAGCCGCCACCACTTCCTCAGTGGTCGTGAGCCGCTCCATCCGCGTGCGCAGCGTCTCAATGCCGATGGCATAGGATCTGCGCGACTTGGGGCTGTCCTCGGCTGGCATGGGGGCAATGGCGGCGTACAGGCGATTGACCAGATAGCCCGCCTGGGGCGTCATGCCGCTTTCACGCTGGGCCGCCCAGTCAACACTACCGAACAGGTTGGCCTTTTTGATCAGTTCGCGCGCCTGGCGCGGATTCTCTTCAATGGCCTTGAAGTCGATGTCAGAGACCCGGAGCATCTGCCCGGCTTCACGCGCCAGCTTGATCGACTGGGCGGCCAGCTCTTTACGGCTGCCGGAGATGTACCCGGTGTCCTTGTAGCGGTAGTTTTCGGCGTTCGGGTCATCGCTCAAGCCGTCGTCGGCGGCGAACTCTGCGGCCTGCTCAGCATCGACCGGCACGGGACCGGTGGCAGTCTCGCCGCCCAGGGCGGCATAGAGCGCCAGCGCCTCGGTGGTGGCGCGGATCTGCTCCATGGCGTTCAAGCTGCCGGACTGAAGTTGCTCACGCAGTTGCAGCAGCCTGGCGGCGCTGCGGGCCTGCTCGATGGAAGAAAGGGAATTCATGAAACGGGCTCACATGATATGCAAGCCCGTATTTTGAAGCCTTGAATCAGGCCGCTACGGCGGGGGTTTGCTCGACAACTGGGCGTTCCACGAACACGAAACGCTCCATGAAATGCTCAAGCGTGTGCAGCTCGGTGGCCGTCGTGTTGGGGCTGCGGATTTCCACGTCCATACCTTTCAGATTCGCCAGGTCGGAGATGTCCAGGGAATCCAATATCCAGCGGCGCTGCTTATGCGGCAAGGTGAAGCGCGGGTGCTCGGTGAAGATGTCGCCGATCTTCCAGTTAACCGGCTTGCGCATGTCCGGCTGACGCGGCTTTTCGGCCTGCTCCTGGACTGGCACAGGCTCGGCCGCAGCTGCTGGACCCGGGGGCGGTGGAGGCGGCAACAGTTCCGGCTCCACGTCGCACGGCAGATAGACGCCGAACGGAATCGCCAGGCTCTGCCCACCTGGTGGCGCATGCACCTTCAGCGTGGGCGTCACGTCCGGCACCAGTTCCGGCAGCGCGGGCGGCTCTTCCAACGCCAGCACAGGGCACGCCAGCAGATCAGCGAACGTCTTGTACAGGCCCGTTGCGGGCTCGATGGGCACGCATACATGGCCTAGGCCTGCGAGGGTCACATTCAGTTCCGCCAGCAGCCTGGGAAACGATCCAGCGCCGACAATCAGGACCTGCCGGGCCTTCTCTACGTCCTCCTTGGTCTGCACCAGCTCGCGCAACACCTGGTCACAGCCCCGCGATACCTTCTCTTCGCTCATACCCTTCACCTTATGTCTGCATTGGCCACCGTGGCCGGTGTGCAAACTCTAAACCTCTAAAACTCTTTAACTCTTTGGCATGTTTGCAGCCAAAAACTCTAAAACTCCGGGCAATAAAAAGCCCGCACGCGGCGGGCTTGGGGGTCTGCTGGTCAAATCACTTACCGGCCGCCTCGACGGCAGCGGCTCTGAATTCTCTTTGAGTCTCGACAGTGCGCCGCAACGCCTCAAGCATCAGCAGGCATTCATAGGCTGGCCGATTGGTTTCAGGGTTACTGTAGGCATCCATGAAGCTATTGATCAGGCTGCGCAGCAACCCGCCTGTGTCGTCGTTCTGCGTGATCGACATCACCACGAATTGTTCCAGACGGATAGGCTCCGACTTCTTGAAGAAATCAAGGCCGACGCGGGTGGCCACCTCAGTCAGGCACCGGCCCACCATCTCGCGCGATTCAGCGGGCGTTAGCCGCGTCCGTGTCCCGGCTTTTATCATGCCGCCCATTTCAAGGCGGCGGCCAGTGGTAGGGCCGTACGGGACCTTTTCAATCTCGCGCAGCTTGGCCTCCACGGCCTCAGCAACCTCTACAGTCTTATCCATGCTCATGCCGCCTTTGTCGTTGGTTTGAGGCGCTTGGCAGCCACTACGCCGGTTTTGGTCAGTCCGGCCTGGTAGGCCTCGACGTCGGCGCGGATCACTTCCAGCTCTTGTACGGTGTACACCATCTGGATCGGCTTACCGACCGCATGATAGACGGCGATATCGTCACCGGTTTTCTTGCGCACGCCGTGAACACGCACGCGGGAGCCGCTGAGCAGCTCGACGCGATTAACGGCGCTGGTGATCTTCAGGTTGCCAATGATGAATTCGATCACGTCGCCCACCTGGACGTCTTGAATCGGCTTTACCAGCAGCCTGCGCATGTACTCACGCGCCGCACGGCCGCGCCTGGTCAACACGGCGCCGCTGCCCTCACAGGGAACGCAGGCAAAGCCTTTTCGTTGCCCTGCGCCATTACAGCGCGTGCACGGGTTACTTTCAAACTTGGGTCCTGCAAGTGTTTGGGTCTTCATAACGTTTATCTCTGGCGGTTTTTTAAAACGTTACCGGTCGGCCAGCCTTTCCAGGGCGTACTGAACCGGGTATGGGGCTGTTGAGGTTTTCGGGTCACTACTGAGGTACAAACGCAATACACGCGGGTCAATGCCGATAGTCTGCGCCGCAGCGACTTGGGTAAGGCCGCTGGCGGCGATCAGCTCGCGCAGGTACAACGGGTCAGGATTATGCAGCCTGGCGTCGGGCTTGACTGTGGCGCCTGCTTTTTTAACCGGCACTGCTGGGCTCCAGATCGGCTGTAGGCTGGATGATGGTATTGAAGAGGTCCGCGATTGCTTCAGCACGGACCACCGCCAGCGTTTCAGAACATTCGTCGCAGCCCAGCACGAAAAGACAAGTAACTTCGTTGGTGCGCAAGCGCCCCTCAGGAACGCCGGAGCCATTCTTGTAATGCGTATCCCAGGTCAAGGCCGTGCTGTGGCATTCGCGGCATTCGCGGATTTTGCCGGTGATTGCATCCAGCAAACCGCCCCGCGCCTTGAGCACGTCACGTTCTTTGCCAAGTTCAGCATTCTCATGACGCTGCGCGGACATTTGAAGGCGGTGATCAGCAAGCAAAATCAGTGGATCTGCCACGGCATAGTGTTCTGGCTTGCTGGTTAGGAGTACTTCAATATCTGGCGCCATCTCACCGGTCACGCGATAACCGATTATCTCTGGCTCTTCCTCGGCGCCCGACTGCTTAAACTTCTGCTCTGGCGTGTTCATGGTTCCCTCTCTTGGCGCATGTCTAGTACTGACAAACCCCCAATAAAGGGGGTTTAGGGCGGCAGGCCTGCTTAGGCGTAGATTTCGCAGCAGTCGCTGTCATAGCCGTGAGTCATGCGCTCCATCTTGACCTCTTCACACTTGCCGCCTGCCGCAATGTACTTCTCAGTGGCGCTGGCTTCGCTCTGTGCGGTGATGAACGCTACTACAGCGTTGTCTGCGTTGCGGGCTTTGTACAGGTTGCGGAATGCGTTCATCATTTTTGCTGCTCCTGGGTGCGTTTCGGTGAAGCCAATATAGGTAATATTTACCTAATGTACAAGCTTTTATTCAGGATAAAGAAAAGCCCGGAATAACCGGGCTCCTGGTGCAACACTTTCGCGAGCTGGCAGCGCCTACTCTTCCCCGCCCTGTGGCCGACTGGCCGCTCTCGCCTCCCACTCAGCTTTCACAGCGTCCAGGGGTTTAACCCGGCCCGCTTCGACATCGGCGAGACCTTCTTGCACGGCCTGTACGTGCCACAGGTTGGCTTTAACGTATTCATTGATGGCGCGCTCAACGTGATAACTGCGTTCACGCTCTGTTGCCTTGCACAGCGCGTCAAGCTGACCGGCCAGTTCTGCCGATATACGTGCAGAGACAACCGCCGTCTGTTTCTTGGTGGACATCGAAAAGCCTCATCGTTTCACGAACTTGAAAATAGCACTCTTGCAGCGGCTTGCCCGCCCAGGTACTGCCGGGCGGGCAAGTGCTTAGTTTCTCTGTTCCTCGGTACTGGTCGCCCGCAGCTTCGCTATGACTTCCTGGAAGCTTGAGTGCAGCACCGGCCACCCCTTCCCCGGCGCCAGGGCCGACGCATCCAGGCGGCGTATAGAGACGGCAAGGCGTACCCGAGGGTGCACATGTCCGACCGTCGCCAGCCAGCCCGCGCAAGCGACCTCGCCGCCTTCTTTGGACTGGTGACAGGCGAACAGGCTGTCAGTGTAGGACGGCCCGAACCCTTCGGCGCAGGGGCTGGTTTTAGCCAGGCCCTCAGCCTTGGCCAGGGAGAACGCCGGGATATCGGTGGCGTCCTTGTCTGTCCGCCACGGGCAGCCTAGGCACGGTTTGGCGATCCTAGGAAACTCGGCTTGATCAAACATACGCTTCAACTAGGCATTCGCCGCGATGCTTGTATTCCGCGATCCCAGAGCCTACGCGCACGCCGACAGCGGGCTGCATGTACCCATTCGACTGGTCCCAGTCCTCAATGGCCTGATCAATCTGGGCATTGGTGACGTTGAACCGCTTTGCCGCCTCGCGAAACGTCGGGTAGCTCGCCCCCTTGCCGTCCGCCTCAGCTTTGGCGGCGTACTCGCAGGCGTAGTCAAAAAGGGCTTTCGGTGTGATGGCCATGATCTTCCCCTATTACTCTTCAGGCAGGCCCAGGCTGGCAGCCGTGACGCCCAGCAGTCCCGCCCATTTTTGCCCCATCGTCACGACATACGCAGACTCAGACGGCGAAAGGGTCTCAACGGCTTTTATCGCATAGTCGAGCACGCGATGTCCGGCGTTGGGGGCAATGATACTCATCTTGCTGCCCGGCTCCAGCAGCTGGCCCTCGACGATCTGCGTGCCGACCCATGTGCGCCCCTGGAACGGCTGGCAGTCAATGACGATGCCGTCACGGACATACCACTCTGTGAAGTCCTGGCCACGGTCCTCCAGGGAAATGTGCTGCACCAGCACAGGCGCTGCCGGTGTCATGTCGGCGCTCGCTGCCACATAGGCCGCGTGCTCAAGGAAAACCATGGCCAGCGGGTCCCACTGATCCAACAGCACAAGGTCTTCCTCAGCCATTTCAGCGCGCGGCGTCAACAAATACCGGCCCAATTCGTCAAAGTGACACGGCAACGGCGTCTTAGTGGCGAACCGATCATAGGAGGCTGGATTCAGGGTTACCCGCCGATCCTTCACCGCCTCGACCGCGTGAACGTTGCACTGCGCGCGTAGGTTCAGGAACCGCTTACGGTAGTCGCTTGAATTAGGGCGCTCGCCCAAACGGCTGCGTACCAGAAGCTTGAGGCCCAGCCGTTCAAGAATCTTGATGAACTGAGCGCCAAGGCCGGACACATCGACCAGCACAGTGCAGTTTTTGTACTCGTTTGCTGTCGCGGCTACTACGGCGGCCATCTGCAACAGATCATCAGAAAACGAATCCAAAACGCCCGCTACTTCCTCGACACAGCGGGGCTCTTTGGCCATCCGGTCGCCATTGCCAAAGACGCGAAACAATGTCGCCACCGTCCGTTCACGCATCACGCCTGCGCCCACAACAACCGAAATCAGGTAGCCGGATGACTCGCCAGGCCTGATAACGCTGCCGGGCTCATGTGACAGGCAAGGCTGCAACTCTTCAGGCCTCAACAGGCTGTTGGCGGCTACTGGCTCCTTGGCCTCCACTGCGGCCTCATCATCCGCGACCGGCGTGCAGTGATCCAGGCTGACGCAACCGGATTTGCCCTCTAACCAAATCACAGCGGTGCGGCCGCTCAGTACCTGGGCTTCGCTCTTGGTCCGGCCGCGAAAGGTTTCGCCCTCGCCCACAATTTCCTCATAGGAAACCATGGCGCCCTCTTTGTATTTCGCGTTCCAGGCATCGCAAATGGCTTGCAGCTCTGGGTTTGCTTTCACTGTTGCCATGGGGCTTTTCCTTTCAATCTCTGGGGTGATTGAACGCCGTTGACCGGCGCCTGGGGCATTACTTTTTCGCCGGAGCGGCCAGCAAAGGCAGAGCCCCGTTTGTAATGGCGAGCTGAAGCTTGGCAGGATCAGAAAAGAACGAATCCATGGTCCGGGCCATCGTACAAATTGCCGTCAACGATTCAGCAAAGAACCGAGCCGCTTCCTCGGTGTATGGCATCGAATCCAGGGAGGCGTAGTTTTTCTTCGTCGTGCACTTGATGAAGTGATTGAGACGAAACGCCCACTCCATTCCCTTGAGCGGGCCATGGTTTCCGGTATCTGCGTATTCAAACTCTGTTTTAGTACTGTTGGCGCGCTTATGAGTCACACGATCAACGACTTCAGCGAATAGACCAATCCCAAACGGGCCGTGAGTATCTTGACTGAATGACAGGCGATTACCGACCTTCGACCACTGACCATCCTTTGCATTGCTGCCGTTTGGATGGATGGACCCGTCTAAGCACTCCCAGTACGAAACCCGCAGATCGATGTCATAAACAATGACCCGCTCCCGCGTTGTTTCAACGCTAAGGTGTTCCTGCATCAGTTTTTGAACGTGACGCTTTGCTGTATCCAGGTCGCGGTGCTCGACGCGCCAGTTCTTCCGTGGCTTGGTGATGGCGATGTTCGCCGTTCGGGTGAGTACCACATCTGCCAGTTCGTCCGGGATGACGATGGCAAACACTCCTTGTCCATCTACTGAACATTCGGCCACGAACTCCATGACCTCCCCTGTTGCATTCTCATGCCTGAAGGGGATTTTCGGCATACTCGCCATAATTGGTACTCTCGCAGGTAGTTGTTACTGGAAAAGCCCCAATTAAGGGGCTTTACAGGGTATATCGGCTGGCGCTCAGCGCTTGAAGGCCTCAGCGGCGTGCAGCTCGGCCAGATCCTTGCGTACGGCAGCGATATAGCGAGGATTGTCAGGATGGGTTGCAATCAGCCGTTCATATTCGGCGCGTTCGTGAGCCATGTGGGCCTTGGCGAATTCCAGCGCCATCGCGTGGGCCTCTTCGTCGGCCAGATCGGGCAAGGTGATGGCGGTGCGCTGGCGCGTAATTTCTGCTCCAGCCCAAACTTGTGTCCAAGTGACGTCAGCACCTGGATGGAAGTGGCGACCCATCATCACGCCGGTATCTGCATTCACCAGCGTCATCTGCTTAACGCCACACGACATAACCACTGCGCGGGTATAGCTCCAGGTGCCTTTGCTGTCCCAGTCGCTGAAGTGGATAACAATCTGTCCTTTCTTGAACGCTTTCATGCTTGCTTCCCCGCTGATGGTGTCCGGCAGCCCTGCTGAGCCCTGTACTGGCAAAGCCCCAGTTAAGGGGCTGACGCATCTGACCTGTCGGTTACCGAAGGCCAACCAGCTTTGCCAGGCTGACCTGCTGTTCTTTGATCCATTCGTCACGCTTGCCGCCGTTGACTTCCTCCACCACCACCTGCCAATCGGTTGATGCTCTCCACTTGCGGGCCACGGCATCAGCGCCAACCGCACTGCTCGACCAGCCGACATAACCCCATTCCGACTCAGTAGGCTTTTTGAACAGGACGATATGGGTGTAAGCGTTTTTGCTGTTACGGGTTACGAGCTGGCCGCCTGGCAGCATGTGGGTGAACAAGGTGGGCTTGACCTTTGGGGCTTCTACCTTTGTGTAATGAACGTCGTAGTAGCCAGTGCCTGCGTACTCAATGCGGGTTTCGCCAACGCACTTATCAGCGAATTTCTTGGCAGACTTCTGATTTGCGCAGCGTTTGGTGGCGTTCATTTCAGCTTGCTCCGGCGTTGTCCGTTTCGATGGGCTCAATATAGGTAATATTTACCTAAAGTACAAGCTTTTATTCAGGTCAACAAAAAGCCCGCACGCGGCGGGCTTCGTCATCATCTTGCCGAACAGTCAGAAAGTGCCAGCCGTGGCCTTGAGCGCATAGGTGGCATAGGCGTCTGAGGCCTCGATAAACAGCTCTCGCAGCTCGCCCTCCCCGTAGGCTGCATAGATGCGTTCCATCTCCTTGAGCACGTCCGCAGGCGCGCCCAGATCGGTGGAACCTTCAATGATGCTGTCCAGGTACTCTTTTGCCTTCTGCACTTGCTCATCCTCGGTTGGGTCTGGTGGTGGTTGTACCGCTTCAGGTTGCGGCGGTGGTTGATCGGTCTCCGGCTCCGACGTTGCCGCCTGGCGCACGGCTTCGGCCGCCTCCTGGGGCGTCTTGCCATCGGCGAACAGCTGGCCGGTCAATGCTTCTTGAGTCATGGCCACGGCCTGGGCGTCACCATCGGACGCCTCCAGCAGTTCGGCCAGGGTCTGGATAAAGGCCTCATCCCACGCCGGGCGCAGCAACACAGGCGCGGGCTCTGGCACTTCAGGTGCAGTCTGTTGCTGATCGGCCAGGGCTTTGGCGTCCGCTTCTGCCTTCGCATCCACAGCGGCCAGCCCAGCGCCATCCGTACCGGCCTTGGCCGCCCGCACCAGCGCCCCGCCCACGTCGGCCATGATTTCGGCCTTGGTGACGGCTGCCGCGTCCAGCTTGAACCCGGCCTTGGTCAGCAGCTCGCGCAGGTCATCCTGGCTGTCGATGCCCTCAATCACCTTGAGCGCGGCGTCGATATCGCCAGCCTTCAGGCCGTCCGTGAATTTGGCCAGGTCGTCGCGGGTATCTTCCGGTGGCGGTGGCTCGGGGAATAAGCCCGGCTCACCACCTGGCGGCGTGGCCTTTTTCTTCTCCAGCTGGGCGGTCAGGTCAACAATCTGAGCGTCCAGGTCGGCCAACTGGGCGGTTTTGCTGTCTACGGCCGCCTTCGCCTCAGCCAGCGCCGCGTCGTCAGCGGCCTTGTTCTCGTTGGCCTTACCGAACTTCGCGCTGTTCTTCTGCACCAGCGCCATGATGCGCCGGGCAACGATACGCGGGTTCAGATCCTGGCCGCGCTCGGGCGCCACGGTGGCGGTAATGTCCCGCTTGTTCAGTACCCATTTCCAGCTGATCAGTTCATCACTGGCCATGAGCTTGTTCGGCGTGCTGTCCGGGTTGTGGAAGAACACCGACACGCTCTGGCCGTCATCCATGGAGAACAGCATGCCCACCTGGGTGGTGCCACGGCTCTTGAATGGCTTGCTGACATCGACGCTTTCCGCCTTCACGTCGCCGCCCACGTTCTGCATCACGCGCAGCAGCTGGGAGGCCTTGCGGTCGAACTGCTTGTACTCGATCACCATGGCATCCAGCATGCCGTCGTCGCTCAACTCCTGGGCGATGTCATCCATGGTGGCGCTGTCCATCATCAGGCTGTCGGCGTCATTGCGGCGCAGCTCGTACAGCAGGTCCGCTACGGTGGTGTCTACCGGCAGGTTGTCGGCGCCCCAGCGCGCGAATACGTCAGTCATGCTCAAGGTCTCATCTTTGGGGATATTGGGGAGGTCGGCGCTCAGTGGCTGGCTGAGGTCGCCATGCTTGAGCCAGTACTTGAACTGGGTGACGGTGCAGGCAGTCATGCTGCCCAGGCCTTGCCACCCGCGTTCATAGGAATTCATGTAGGCGTTGCGGGCCTGTTCCTCATCCATGAACCCAAGCATTACCTTGTGCTCATCAAACGAGCCGTCAGCGGCATTCTGGTTGACCACGTACACGGCCTGGCTCTCTGGCGCCGGGCCAACGTAGATGTCCACCGCGTCACCGTCCGCGCCCTTGGTGCCGTTCACATACCCGTAATGCGCCATACAGGTGATTGACCACGCCTTACCGTCGCTCTTGCCACGGCGCGGCTGGTGCATCGGTGTCTCGATGGTGATGCGCATCCCGTGGAGCTGCGTGGAGCCCTTGGCATAGTTACCGGCCCGGATCTGCTCCGGCGTCGGTTCAGCGGTTGACCCCAAGCCGAACGCGCCCGCGTGTGCGGCACTTTGAAGATTGCTAAAAATGTCGGTCATCGGACCCGCTCCATCCTAAAGCCGCAACGATACCGCTGCATTCCCTGCCCTACCCCCGAGGGTTTGCGCCGAATCACAGGCACAAAAAAGGGCGCCACGCAGCGCCCTGGGGTGCTTCGTCAGCTTGGATCAGATCGACAACGGTGCTTCGTCGATCAGAGCGCCAATGATTTCCGACATCGTGCGGCCACGGTCAGCCGCCAGGAAGCGCAGTTTCTTTTTCTGCGCCGCACTGATGTACGTCTGGATACGCTCTTTGGCCCCCAGCTCCTTGACGCCTTGGTCTTTAACTTCCTTCACAGCCGACAAGGCCTTGGTGGCCACGGCGCCCAGAGCAGGCGCGGCGGGCTTTTTCTCGGGCGCGATTGCTGGCGTAGCGGGGGCGGGGGTCGGCTTGGAACGGTCTCGCAGTTTGATTCCGGTCATGACTCACCTGATAAATTAGAGTTAAGAAGTTAAACACACTTTAACTCATTAACTCTTTTAACTCCAAATCACCGACCCAGCAGGGCCAGCACCTCAGCTTTCAGCTGACGCAGCTCGGATGCCGCAGCACAACGCGGGCGAGTATCCAGGGGCGTGCGGCCAATGGCTTGGGCCTTGGGGTGTTCCTGGCGAAAAGTGAGTGCGGTCTTCAGAACTGGGAGGTTGTAGCCCGCCAACGTTTCGGCAACCGTGTTGCTTAGGGTGGCGCCCTTAACTGAGCGCGTAATCAGGAAAACCGCCTGTAGCGTCTTGCCTGTGCCTTCCAGTTCCGCCTGCCGGGCTTCGATCATGTCCACCAGATCAGCGCACGCCCACACGTCAAAGGGCGCAGGGGACACGGGGATAATCACCAGATCAGCAACCGCCAGCGTCAATTGAGTGAGTTTTGCCGCCTTGGCCAGGCCGTCAACAATCACCAGATCGTTGTGCAGCTTGGGGATTTCAGCGACCAGCTGGGACTGCTTGATAGAGAACACGGTCATTGGCTGCTCTTCGTGCGCCTCGCTCCACTCACGCAGGCTGCCCTGTACGTCCGAATCGACCAGAACCACGTCCAGGCCATCCAGCGCCATGGCGCGGCCCAGGCCCGTGACTGTGGTGGTTTTGCCTGCGCCGCCCTTGGGGTTCAACACCGCCATTACCGTCATCTGAAACATCCTTTTGATATATGGGTTCGGCGCAGTGTAACTCTAAAACTCTAAAACTCAATACCTCTAAAACTCCTTAACTCATAAACTCTAAAACTCTTTAACTCCAGACAGGCACAAAAAAGCCCCGGAATACGGGGCTTCGGGGCACAGCGGATGCTTACCGACTGACGATTCGTCTGTCCAAATCCGGCGCGACTTTCTTCGGGCATGGCTTGGATGGGTCTTTGGGCCAGGACCCATCGGCGACCATCTCACAATAAAACTTCTGATCAGAGACCGCCTGATCGTAGTCGCTGCCGCCGACCCAGCCACAGAGGGCCAGGTACAAACCAGCGACCACAAGGGCAGAGATCCCCACAACCTTACGATTAATCCTCAGTTCTTCCGTCGTCATGTCTTCACACCTTTGAGTGGTTGTCATAAGCTGACGGAGCGAACATTATCATTTTGTTTATTTTACGCAACTACAAAACATCATTTTGATGTATTTAATCGGAGACAGCACGATGTCAGATACCCCGGCAGGGATGAAAATAATGGTCACGGTAGGCGGTTACGGTGGCGCAGGTGCTGAGCCGATCACCCTCACAGCCTTTAAAAACAATGCATTAGGGACGACGGTCATCCTGGGCAAGGTTGGGTATAGGGATATACCAGACGAAGGCTTTGCCTTTGTCACGAATCTGCGCCTGGCGAACTACGACAGTCTGTTCCGGGACGAAGACATGGGCGCCGCCATCGTGGCGTTCAAAGAGGGCGAAGGGATGGGCACGATCCTGTTCGACGACGAAGCGATGAAGTACCGCCCCCGGATCGAAATCGACGGCGTGGACACGAAGGGTCAGAAATACCGGCTGGGCGGGGATATGACGAACGGGGAGATTGCTGTGCTGGCGCTGGCGCATTTCCTCTCGCGCCAGCGCTCCATGAGTGCCGTCTTCAACATGAGCGACGAACTCATGCGGGTGTATCAGATCAGGTCGATTTAGTCCTGGGCAGCGAAAGGGACCCCATACGGGTCGTACCCGGCATCCTCAAGCGCTGACCGGCCAGCATTCGTGAGCATATACAGACCCTCGGTGGTCTCCACCAGACCCAGCGCCAGCAGCTGAGCCAGCGCAGCCTGATCCTTGATTTCTTCAGCGTCGGCGGCCGAAATCACAGCGATGCTGACCAGCTCAGCCAGACCGGCGTCACTCAGACCCGTGTCGGCGCTGTCCAGCATCGCAATGGCGGTCTTGAACGACAGCGCAAGGTTGCGCTCCAGGGCGGCCTGATCAAGGTTGCCCTCAGATTCGTTGATTGGGGCGTTGTTCTCCACCACGGCCAGGGCCTGGCGCAGCTGCTCGACAGCGCCAGCGGTGGCCAGGCTATCCAGCATCACCGGATCTGCCGTGACGATATCCCGCGCCGCGACGTAGGCCGCAGCCACCACCAGTTCAGCCGGTTGCTCTGGTACGTCCGCGACCTGGCCCCCGTCGATGCTATCCAGGAGCGCCGCCGCAGCCTTACCGGCAGCATTGAGCACGTTCGCCCCTTCGTCGGTGTAGCGGTCAACCCAGCCCAACTCAATCAGGTCATCACGCCCCGCCTTGCTGGGAATGTCCCCGTCATCCAACGGCCCCATCTCTGCCAAGGCGCGCAACACGTCCTTGGCCGCATCGTTCAGTTCTGCCGGTGCCTTCGCCTGCGGCTCCATACTGTCGGTCATGGCGCCCAGCTGCTGCTGGAGATCGGCCACGGTCGCTGCACGGTCGGCAATCTGGGTGTCCAGCTGCGCCAGGCGCTCCGCGTAGACCTGGGACTGTTTGGGCTTCGTCGTGCGCATGCCCCGGGGCAGCTCAATCTGTTTGCGCGCCTGGGCCTTCTGGAATGCAGCTTGGTTTCGCTCAGCCAGGGCCGCGATTTCAGCCACGGCCGCCGCGCTGTCGGTCTGGTTCTTCAGTGGCACCGCGTTGCCGTTCAGCGTGACCTGGAAGATATCGCCGGTAGCATTCACACGCAGCACCACCACCTGGCCGCTCGCCAGCGTCAAGGTGGCCTCGCGGTAGGTCACGCCCGATACGCGGCGCTTCTTGTCGTTGAACTCATACCCGGCCACGGCCTGGCCTGCTCTGATCATCAGTTGGCTGACTTTCTTGAGGGCCTTGTCTGCGGCCTGTGCGCTGGAGAAATCAAGCGTATTCGTTGCTGGCATGGCTGCCCCCGATTATTGAAAACAATGGCGTTCATTGTGACCCATCGGTAGGCACTCCCTGTTTTTGGCTTTGCGTCGTCCTGCACGCCGCACAATCACCACCGGCAAGGTGCCACGGGCTACCGGCACGCTAAACAGGCTTCAGAACGGCCCCCAGACGTGTCAGCGCCGCACTGGTTGTCTCTCCCGGCCTGGCCAACCGGCTCAGTTCGTATGCAGACAGCTGGACAGGCTTCTTGGGCTTCTCAGACCGCTTAGGCTTGGCGTTAGGCTGTTCAAGCACGAAATCTTTCGGCAGACGCTTGGTGTCAATGCTGAATTTCAGATGCGAGATTTTGCGCCCTGTGCGCATGACTTCGTAATCAACCTGCAACGGGCTGTGCTCATTCACCTGATTGATGGCGGGCTCAATGACGTAACGACGCAGGTCAGCCATAAGAGTGTATTTGTCGTGCAGCTGAAGCCACTTGCGCAGATCCTCCAAGGCAATTTCCCTGGCTCCTACCGACGTGTACTGAATCAGCATTTCAAACAACCGAATGCCGTAGATGCTGGTCATCCGCGCCACATCTGATAAATGGTATCGCGTGAACTGAGCTTTCAACTCGGTGAGATATGGCAGCATGTCTTTGTTAAAGCGCAGGTTAATCGTGCCTTCCTGCTCGTTGTACACGATTGTCTGCACCCAACTGGCCTCAAGCGTCTTGGACTTAGGCCCGCCGCCATTGGGCTCTAGGTCTATGCTGACGTCACGTCGGCGCAGCTTACGGGATGCTTCAAACAGCTCCTTGTACATCGACTTGCTGTCCGAACCGGTCGCCAAGGCAATGTCCGAAACCGGTACGCTGTACATCACTTCGTCGGTGATCGGCGAACCGCGATCAACCTGCGCAATGCAAGCTAAGATAATGCGCTGCTCTGCTACGGACAGCGTGTATGACGCCTCAATCAGGGCGTTGGATTTATAGATATTGTGGTCTGCCATGGTCTTAATGTGGAAATCCTTTAGCGATCTTCCATGCTGACCCTGAATCACTCCACATTGCAACCCTGAATCACTCCACATCCCACCCTGAATCACTCCACAATTGACCCTGAATCCCTCATAGTTAACCCTGAATAGCACCACATTTAAACGCTACAGGCCCCGTAATACGCGGCCTGTAGCGGTGCGAAAAGAAGAAAAGATTTAAAAGAAAAAGAAATAAAAAGCGAATTTAAGTTTTTGGGGGCGTAGGAGCGAGATTTGTGGCTAACCAGCAAAACGAGGGCTTTTGACCCTGAATCACTCCACATTTAGAGCGGGGCCTCTCGGCGCAGGCTTATCAGGGCGATAACTAAATGCCTGGAAAGCCTGTAAACAAGGCGTCTGCGGGGTTACAGAAGGACGCGAAACAGGGCTGTGAGCCTTTAAGACAGCAGTACAGGGATTAAATCCACGATCAGCGGGTTTATTCCGCCACTACACATCAAATGACCCTGAATCCCTCCACATTGAGCTAGTCGCCTGATACCGCCAAACCCCTAACCAGCCAGCACATTGGCAGATCCCGACGCAGTGTCACCGCAGTTCGCCGCATCCCCCGCCCGGCACACGCCAATCCCCTCAGCAAACACCGTCCCGCTGGCCCCGACCATAACCGGCCCGGCATGCAGCCCTGACCCGTGTCCGGTGACGTCGGCGCCCTTGACGGCCACAGGGGCGCCGTTGACCAGCACAGAGGGTGCAAGTACTCCCTTGATGATTCCGCCCGCTGCATCGACTCCCACGCGCGCTACGCCCGGCATAAAGCCCCCTATCAGTTGAGTTTGATCTTGCTGGCCACCGCAACGATATCGGCGCTGGTCAGCGTGATGCTTGTGCCCCCCACCACCAGGGTGATTTTCGATCCCGCCTTTAACGTGATGGTCTGGGCGTTCACCGTGTAGTCCACGTCGGCGTTGATTTCGAAATTGTCATGGTTCCAGCGCCGTGTGCCGACCTCATTGCCGGTGTTCGGGTTGCGAGAGCCGGTGATGATCGGGCGGCGGTGATCACCGGCAATGAACTGCACCCATACCGGTTTCCCGACCACCATGCGGATTTCGGTATCTGTCGAGTCATCCCCAATTGGGTATTCGATTTCTGCCAGGGGGAATACCCCGGCCCCATCAGTGAATGGTGGGATAGAGACACGAACCTCACGGGCCTCACGCCCCACCGTCACCTCTTCAATGACTGCGGGCCACTTGTTACCGGGCATTGACCAGACTCCCAAGCCATAGGCAGCTGCGGCTCTCTTGAGTGCCTTCCAGCGACTCAAAGGCGTGTGCTGCGGTAATTACTGGATAATTCACCCCGGCGACCCGTAGGACGTCACCGCCGTTGATCTGCTGGCAGATCGTGCTGTTCACCGTGTGGTTGCGTACCAGCACACAGCTGAGGTTGCGTAGCTGGCGGTCATCTGCAAGCGCGGTGAAGGAAATGCGCCGGGAGTCGCCCATTTGCCCGGTCACAATCGAAGCGTCTCGGCCCACGGTGTAGTACGACGGCACGTCCATCATCTGGAGGAAGTCGCTGTCCACCTTGGCGCTGCTGTCGATCTGGCTGATATCGGCGACGGGTGACTGCTTGGCCATGTCTGTGATGCGCATGGCGCTGATCTTGCCATCACGCAGCACCAGGACTGCCCCTTCCTCTTGCAGCACCTGGGCGATGGCATAGCTCGGTTCCTTGCCCTTGAAGCAAGTGAACCGGGGGACGGCAAAGTCATTGCCTATCGATACCTGGGCGCCGCACGCGCGGTAGATGGCGCCCAGGGTCGTGTTCTCCAGGATCACCGCCCCGGGCAGGGGCTCAGCGATAGCGGCGCAGGACTTCAGCAGCGCGGTAACCTGCATGGCCTGCTGTTGCTCCTTGCCCTGGACCTGGCCAACCGGCTGAGCCTTGTCGGTCTTCACGATCTTGTACGCTAGGTTTTCCCGGCCCGCCCAGACCGTTACGCCCTTCTTGAGCTTGTCCTGCATGCCGCTGATCAACTTCACGTTGAATTCCAGCGTGCGCGGCACGGGCGCCAGGTCAGAACGGCCGGTCCACTTAATCAGGACGTCCGTGGGGATCTGGTCGCCCTTCTCGCTCAGGTAGACATTCACTCAGGCGTACCCCAGGTGATACCGGAATTTGTAGTCGTTGAACCCGTTCCAGATGAGTTGTCCAGGTGCGACACAGATTGCGTGGCCGGGAAGCCTGGCGGGTTGCGCCCGCTGCCGTCGTTCTCTTCCCCTGGGCGCGGGGCGTCAAACCACGGGATCGTGCACTTGAGCGTCATATCAGCAAACAGCACCTTGATGTTCTTGCCCTCCACCTTGAACTCCATGAAGTCCAGGCGGTTGCTCTCCAGCTCGACCGGCGACGGTACGATGTACTCGCCGAACGTGTAATGGGCGTCAAAGCACCGATTCTTGGGCTCAAACACGAATCCGGCCAGCTGGGCCGCCAGGCTCTGTGCAGAACCGCCCTCGCTGGCCACAATGACCACCTGGGCCCGGCGCTCCACCATGCTGTGCCGGTAGCCGTACCAGGACCCGCCCTCTTCGATCTGCAACAGCCGCCGCCCGATCTGCTGGCCACCCCAGTCCACGCCCACTTGGGGCAGGTTGTCGTCGATGGCCAGCAGCACCACCGGAAACAGCGTCGTGTTGCCCTGGGGGCCGTTCTGGTTCTTCCGGTAGGCGGCGATCATGTCCACCACTTCATCGATCATGCGGCTTGGCACCCACTGCACAGCCTCAGCGAAGGGCTTGTCCAGGAAGGCCTGCACCGCCTTGGTGTCGATGTAGTCGGCATAGATCCCATCGCGCCAGCGGGCGAGGTACTGCGCAAGCCCGATCTTGATCTGATCGAAACTGCCATTGAGGGTACGCGGGGGCATAGGGCACTCAGCTGCTTGAGGAATCGCAGAATGATGCCCATAAAAAACCGCCACATTGCGCGGCGGTTTGCAGGGTCTGGCGAGGCGTAGGCGTTAGATCGGCTTGCCGGTCAGAATCGCCGCCATGCGGTCCTCTGTCAGCACTTCCAGCTCCACCAGGTTAGCCAGCGCCCCCTGAACAGACGGCAAGCTCAGGTCAACTGTTCTCAGGCTTGAACTATCGAACAGGCGGGACCACCAGACGGCAAGGTCAGTATCTGGGTTGTCGGTGGCGAGCTTCTTGGCCGCGCGCTCTTCGGCAGGCGTGAACAGGTTGCGGAACTCATCAGGTGTACGGGTCAGTGGCGAGCCGTCGTCAACGGTGAAGTCCGCCAGCTTGGCGATAATGAACGTGCTCCCGTCCAGGCAGATGGAGTCATCGTGCGCCACCAGGGTCGTGTATTCAGTGCGGTTGCCCGCGCTATCAGTGATAGATGGCATGTCAGCTAAACCCCTTCAAGTTGATAAATCCACTGCTCATGAAGCCCGAGTTACCAGCCGGGACGTTGGCGCTTGCGTCAAATGTCTGGAATACCGCTTTCCAGGGCGAAGAAACAGGGAAAACGCCCTTGGTATTTACGACTAGTGCACCACCCTCAGCCGCCGCATTCGCTGCGACCCCAAGCAAGATAGTTGTTTTTGGCTTGAGGTATACCGCCAGTGTACCCAGCGATGAGGCATCGTTATAACCACTCGCCCCGCTCAGCAACAAACCTTGCGCAAATACGCGAATGTTTGACGAGTTGTAAAACGCCTGCGTTACCGTGTTGAAATTCGTATAAGACAGGAAATTAAGATTCAAGTCATAGGTGATAACAACCAAATATGAGGAACTAACCGTCGTACAAACAAAATACAGGTATTTTCCTGTTTCATCGACAAACGAGCGAATCGGATAGCTTACGTCGATTGTCCCACGGCCCGTAATAGCGTTCATAGCGTCACCGCTAAGAACTGTCACCCCGGTATTGGAAATAGTGAATGTTAGCAAGTCAACCGGACTCGACGTGAGCCCAACGCTAGCAGCACCGTACACCATGTCGTTGAAAACGGTAACGCTGAACCCTAGCCCTGTGCCGCCGCCAGAATATCCAAAGTTCAACAGAAGCTCTAGTTTAACAACCACCCCGGCATTATTTACAAATGCATAGTAAGCCCACGACGTATTGGTCGAGCATGGCAAAAGATAAACCGTACCAGTCGTAAGCTTTGCCACTACAGGGGCGTTATATGGCCCGACGTTACTGCCAAGACTCACAAGCGGTGATGCTGCGGAAACATCGACACCAGCAGGCGTCATATATCGCAAGTACCATTTGTAGTCCGACAGATTGCAGCTAACAATCAGAAAGTTACCGCCAGCATCGGACGATAGGCGAATGCCAATCGTAGTGTTGGCGTTTGTCAGCGCGCTAGACGCCTTAACCACAACTCCGGCATCACTCACCACACCATAATAACCACTAATGTAGTTTGACCACATGATGTTATTGGTTGTTGGGGAGACGGCAATGCACAATTGTTGATAAACAGCTGCAATCAGCGTTACAACAGCGCCGCGCAGGCTTCCATCAGCCTCGATTACTGCATAGTAACAACCGCCACTTCCCGACGAGGATGTGAACACATAGCCAAAAGCACCAGCAGTACCGCTTTTAACTGGCACAGGCTTTGCGTAGGTGTCATATGGGGCATTCGCATCTTTAAGATGGTTATGCCACGCAAGCGCCGAAAGCAGGCTTGTGACGGGCCTGCTCGTAACGCCGGTTGCAGAAACATAGTCAATACCGTTACCGGTAAACAGAATCGCGCCGCCGTTGCTGGTTGGCTGGATATGAAAAACGCCAATACCTACACCAACGCCAGACGCGCCCGCAATTGTGCCGCTATAGATTGCACGCAAAGACGGATTGAGAATGGAAAACGAAATTGTCGATACGTTCTGGCCGGTCAGCCAGGTGACCAGAATATTGCCGTTGCTCAGCAGCGAGAACGAACAGCTGTTGACCAGAATCGCAACGCTGTTGTCGTTGGAAACGTTAAACACCTGTCCTTTAGCCTGCACCACCCCCCTGGAGTTGTATTTGTACAGGGTGATCGACCGGCGATATGGCCCGGAGCCGCTGTAGCCGCTCGCCAGCAGGTACATCGAACCGTCCGGGCCGATTTGTGTAAGCGACCCTACAGAGTTCGCGGTAGCGCCTGGGAAGTCGTCATAGAAGAATGCCTGCAAGGTTGGTCCGGTAGCCAGCGCTGCCTTGGGCGGCATGTTGGACTGATTAACAATCGCGCCTGTCTTCCAGTCAACGAACACCAAGTCGTTGAGTTCGAACGGTGCGTTCGCCGTCACCGCCAGCTGCGTCTGAGCGCCGCCTACGCTGGTAATGCTTACGTTGCTGCTGGAACCCGACGTCGTGCCGGTACTGCTGCCTGCTGTGACGCCTAAGGCCGAACGAGACGGAAAGCCTTTGCTTGCGGTGTTGGCCATTAGAAGTCACCCCCGTACAGAGTCACGTTGATGGCTTCGCCCTTTTCGGTCGAGGCCTTGAACGAAAAGCCTTTTGGCACAATCAGGCCGTCAGGAAACGACACGATGGTCTCAAACGATTTATTCGTGGGAGTGGGAGTCACCGCGTCAACGATGATTTCAGTCTGGAGCACGACCTTGGCGCCATTCACCAGGAACAGGCGAACCATGCCCGCCGTCGTAGCGCCTGCGGCCTTGATGATGGCCTGATCGACTCGCGACCCATTGTCAGCGGCATCAAACGAGACGTCACCGAATACGCCAGTACCGTCCCGGTTTGGGTTGGCCGTGGTCAGCTTCATGGCCACGACATGCGGCACAGACGTAAATTGTGGAAAGTTGGACATCTCAGATATACCCCTGATTGAAGAGTGCGAGGGCCATATACCTGGATTGGTCCCCCATGCTGTTCGTGGCCGCCGAAAGGGCCTGTTTGGTTGCGTACTGCGTGTGCGGGTCCGGGTCATCCAGGTGGTCAGCCATAGCGTCGGAGAGGTCGGTTTTCTTGGCGTAGGTTTCGTCTACGTATTCCTTGTAATCCGTAAGCGCCCCGCTCAGCTCGCTGGTACTCATAGAGCCCATCAGCTGGAAGCCGTTACCCTGATACACCAGGTCGTACACGCCACCCACGCGGATGTCGCTCGGGTCCAGCGGGTCGCCACCGGTCTTGAAGATAGGGACGGCTGGCTGGCCGTTGACCGAAACCGTCACGACGCCCGTGTTCGCACTGACGGCCTTGAAACGGACGTTCTGCCAGTTCTGGTAACCATCGGCAAGATCAATGCCGGTGCCCAGCGTCAGCTGGATGGCGTTGGCGGTGCCCGCGACTGTCTTGGCTGCCAAGTACGACATAGCGTCCGGGAAGCGCGACCACAGCACGTACTGTGGGTGGGCGTCGGCACTACCTTCGTGCGCGGCCAGGGCGGCCAGCGCTGGCGCTGTGGATGTGTCCACGATGATGTTGACTACGCCGGTCGGCAGACCAACCAGCGACAGGTCAGAGTGCATCACGAACGGCACGCCATCGGTCTTGTAGACGACTGCCTTACCGTCTGCGGTGGAGTAGACGAACACCAGGACGTCACCGGCCCACCAACCAACCTCGGTGACCTTCGTGCCGCCCGTGTCTTCACTCCACACGGAAATCATGCGGATCTGGCCCACCGTGGGCCTGCTGGCGCCCACCAGAGGCACATGACCGCTAACCTCGGACGTGAGCGCAACCTCAGCCCCTGTCGGGGCGTAGGTGCCGATACCGTAGGTCATGTGGGTCAGATCAAGGCTGAGCCCGGTGTTTTTTGCGTTGAATGCCGCGTCCCGACCCGCATTAGTGAGGGTCGGCTGGATTAGCAGCGTGTTGGATGTACTGAGCGAGTCGGCCATAGAGCCCCCTGTGTTCCGATGCCGATAAGCTACAGGGGGAAAAAAGGCCTACTGGAGGTGACTTTGCATGTTTCGCCGGGGTGGCTGGCTGTAGAACACGGTCGCACCACCAGACGCGGCCGGTAGTGCTTGCTCAGTGGAGCTGGCCACCGGCAGGTCAGTTGTGATGATCGTGCCCTTGATGCGCACGACTTGGGCGCCACCGGCCACCATGGCCATGCCCATCTGCCAGGTGGTGCGGCGCAATACACGGATCAGCAGCACGAAACGCGCAGCCACGGCGCTACGGGCCGCCGCCAGCACCTGCTGAGGGATCAGATCGGTGTCAACGTCCACGCGAAAGCGGCTTGTCAGGAAGTAGTCTTCCAGATCCCCGCCCGCGCGTAGGAGTTCATCCTTGCTCAGCATGTCGGCCGGGTAGTTGCCGTCTACCGGGCAATACATCTGGTCAATGACGTTGACGCCGCCGAACAGGGACCGCAGGTAGGTATCCAGAAACATGGTGCCGCGCTGGGGGTTGTTGTAGCGCCAGGCGTGCAGCAGGTAGCGGATGGATTCATTGGTGCCACCCCGGACCAGGGCCAGGCCGTCGCGCCCCAACAGCATGCTGATGAACTCATCAGACGCCAGGTGCGGCGTCGGGTAGAGCGCTATTTCATGCACCTTGTCGGCTAGAAACTTCTTGTACAAGCTCAGGAACAGAGCCTTGAACTCAGATTCAATGGCGTCGTACTCGGCACTACGCTGGAGCGGGATCAGATCCATTTAGAAATTCTCGCTCGTTGGCACAACCTGGAGGCTCGCCTCGGTGACATAGCGAAAATGCTCCGGGAGTACTTCAACCGCTTCGCCGGTATCGACGGTCATGTCTGCCAGGCGCTGAGTGAGCGCCGGGATGTTGTCTTTGATCAGCGCGTACAGATCCTTTCTGAGAATCTTCGCCTCGCCACGGCGCGCCCAGGCCGAATTTCGGCCGTATTCCGACAGGATCAGCGCCCGCACCGATTGCAGCACCGCCGCGCTGTCGAACGTGGACGGGATTGTCAGGCCCAGGATCAGCGGCAGTTCAATGGCTACGGGGTCCACGAAGCCGAACCGGTAGCTATCGTCGGCGGCCAGGACCACGGCTTTGACTTCCTCTTGCAGGGTGGTGGGCTCTGTACCGTCGCGCAGGACCGAAAAGAACAGTTTGTTGATGTTCTTTACGTTGTAGCCCCGAATCTGCTCTTCGCGGGTTTCGTTCCACACTGACAGGAACGTGAGCGACTGGACGTTTTCACGTACCAGAAAGTCGAAGTTTGCGAGCATCACCGCGTTACGGCTGAAGATCCCCGGGAAGCTGCACACCTCGCGCAGGGTCTCAAGGCTCATAGGGGCGGCCCCAGCCTGTTTGACCTCGGCCAGCTTCATCGTGGCGAACTGATCACCCGCGTTGATGTACTCAAACGCGAAGGTTCCGCCCACGGACTGGGCGATATCGCCCTCTGTGTCATAGATCGTGATCGTGAGTACTTCACCGGTCGCGGGCTGCTTACCGGCCAGGCCGTCGATGCCAAACATCACACTCATAATCTGATTTTCGTCAGATTTGATGTGGTACACCGGGTCACCGGACTGCACGTTGCAGAACTCGGCGGTATAGGTGTACCCGTCCACCGCGACCTCAGCGATATAGCCCACGTCGGGTTGGGCCAGCTCCACGGTATAGAACGGGGTGTTCTTGGTGACGGTGTGGGTGATGGTGCGCATGGTGACCTGCCGGGCCACCACGGTCGCCGGGGCGTCCGGTGTCGCGGTGCCGCCCGTAGTGACGCGCCAGGACCGTCCGGCCTGATCGATCAGGGACCGACCGGCAAGCACCTGGATGGCGCCGAACGTGCTCACCAGGCTCACGCTGTCGATGGTGGGCGTGGCGAAGGGCAGCACACCCTTTACCGCCGCGTCAGCCAGGATCGTTGAGTCACGGGACGGCCCGTAGACCTCCCCCGCCGTTACCTCAATCTGATTGCTGACGTCCGCCAGCATGGCCGCCATCGACTGGAGGTACTGCTTAATCAGCGGGTCGCCGATCTGGTAGCGCAGGGAGATGTTCGGATAGGCCGACATCTCGTTAAACGCGGCCTGTAGTAATTCGTCTTTAGAAACCGCCACGGTTCACGACCCCCAGGTCTGCAAGGCTCACAGTCGAGCCGTTGATTTCAATAATGATGTCCTTGCGCTCCATGCCGTTGTTCTGCGCATACAGGTTGATCGTCCCTGACGGCAGCATGCCGATGACGGGGATGTCCTCGCGCATCTTGGCCAGGTAGGAGTCAGCAATAGGCGAGCTGAGCGGCTTTTGAAGCATCTCTTCTGTGGGAGCGCCGTACGTGGAGCCGTAGTAGGAGTAGGGCCGCGTGGCCGCCCAGTGGGCGATCATCTGAAACAGCAGATCAACGTTAAGTGTGTCGTCGGCCATACAGGCACCACATAGAGATTTGTGGCGGCAATGGTCGCAAACAAAAACCGCCACATTGCGTGGCGGTTTGCAGGGTTTGCAGGCCGTTACATGCTGATGCCGCCCCCGGCGACGTGGGCAATCTTGCGGTCATCGACGGTCTGCGTCAGCGGCGCATTCATCTGAATAGTCGGGTTGGCCGCTGGCTTGCTCGGCGCCATCATCGGCTTTTCAACGGCCGGAGTCGGCGCCAGCTTCATGAGGCCAGCGTCTGGCGCTGGCGCGGTGTACGACGGCGCCGCCAGGGATGCCACGCTGACCGGCGCGCCCAGGTTAAGCCCGGCCGGTGCTGGCGCTGTGGTCGGCGCTGCCATGATGCCCACTGTTCCCGCACCCATACCCGTCGCCGCAGGCCCCGCGATGCCGCTTGCTGGCGCTGCTGGCGTCACACCCATAGCAGCGGTGCCCTTGACCTTCGCCATTGTGTCAGCAATCGCTGAGGACGCTGCTGGCGGGGCTTGCACGCGCACATCAGTGCCGATGCGTGCTGGCGTCAGGTCACCGGCCTTGGCTTGCTCCAGGTACTTGCCGTATTTGCCCTGGACGTCATCCAGACCATTGAGCCCGCCGTTTGTCTTCCTGCGCGCGCCCACCAGGTCACCCGCCTGCGCGGCCTTGTCGGCGCCGGACGTCTTCCAGTGCTGTACAGCGATCTGCGCGGAATACTTGGGGTCCATGGCCAGGTCAGGGTTGTTCACCAGGTCAACGCCCAGTTTCTTGCCCATCTCTTCGTATTGGGCCTTGCCGGTCAGCTGGATGGCGCCACGGCCACGGTACTTGTACCCGTCACCGGCCTCAGTGTTGCCCATCCGGCCGCCGTAGACCTTGTTTGCAATGGCTTCCTTGTTCCCCGCGTCGGCCTGGGCCTCTTCGTCGGTCTTGTAGTACTTGGGGAATACCTCGCGCAGGCGCTTGGCGCTGTAGTTGAGGTTTTCCTCATTCTTGGTGAAGCCACCCGATTCGTGGTCAACGTTGGCCATGAGCGCGGCCTTTGACTGCGGGTCAGTGATGCCCCCGGCGTCCATGGCCTTAATCATCTGGTCTTTGGCAGCGTTCGAACCGCCTGTGTAGGCGCCACCTGTAGCCGTATTGAGCAGGTTCTTACCGGAGTCCACGACCGATGTGGCTTTCTCGCCCACATAGTCCTTGGCGTCTTGGTACTTCTCGGCAATGGTGTCACCGACCGCTGATACGGCGTCGGTGGCCTTGTTCCAGGTGTCTTTGGCCCAATCCGCCATGCCGCTGAAGGTGTCGCCCAGGCTGGAAAACACCTTCGTGCCGATGTCCAGAAGGCCTGACCAGCCCTTCTTAATCGAATCGAAGGCGCCCGTGGCCATCTCCACGGCGCCCTCTTTGAAGCTGGTGAAGGCTTTCCCCACAATGTCCGGGATGCCCTTCAGGTCTACCCCGGCCAGCCAGGTGCCGACCATCTCCCCCAGCTTGTCGCCGATCATGGCGCCAGCAATGGCACCGGCAGGCCCGCCCAGCATGCCTACAACACCGCCGACCATGCCGCCTACGCCGCTGCCGACGTTGGCGTATTTGTTCTTCTTGTTTTCCTCGGGGCTCAGGTCCGGGTCATCGTCGGCCATGGCGTCACTGGCGATCATTGCGCCGCCCAGCAAGGCACCGATCAGGGGCAGCTTTTTGAGCAAGCCCTTGGCGCCAGACATAAGGCCGCCGCCCACCCGGCCCGCAGCTCCACGCACCCCACCAGCTGCCCCACCAGGCGCGCCCGGCGCAGCTCTTGTGCCACGACGTCCACCGCCAGCCCCTGCGGCCGCTTCAGCATCAGCAGCGGCAGCACCAGGCCCGGCACCGGCACGGCGTGCAGCCCTGGCCTCAGCGGAACTACGGCGGCCCGGCCCGGCGCCCTCACCTACTGGCGAACCGGCACCCGCAGCGCCGCGACCAGCTCGACCGGCACGGCCACCACCAGCGGCTCCAGCGCCTGCCCCGCCCCTACGACCGCCGCCAAGGCCAGCAAGGCGTGCTGCGCCCTTGGCCAGACCTGCCAGGCCCGCCAAAGCGCGCATACCGCCCAGCAGCCTGCCAAGAGCCTTGATCGGCGCCAGAATCATGCCAAGCAAGCCCATGAGCGCGGTCATCATCAAACCGTTACCGCCGCCACCCTTCTTGTCGCCCTTTACGGCGTTCCAGATGCGGCGATACCACGACACGCTTTCAGCCTGGCGCTTGTCTTCACCGCCCCGGCCCATGCCGAACAGGCGGCCCAGTGGCTTAATGGCCCCGGCAATAGGCGAAACGATGCCGCCCAGCTCCTTGGCAGCCTGAACTGAGGGGTCGATACCATCGGCGCCGTGGGCGATGCCCGACGCGGCATTGCGCGCCGACTCGCCTACCGCGCTCAGACGTTGGTGGCCACCACTGCCGCTATGGGCGTCTGGCGGACTGCCCGGGCCGTCCGCGCGGCTGCTCTCGCCCCGCAGGAATCGGCCTTTGTTGTCACGTTGGGCGCTGGATGTGTCACGGCTAGCCCGTGCCGGGGCCGCGCCTGGCTCAGCAGGTTTACGCGGCGCCCGGGCTGGGCGGCGTGCGTCATTGGCTGCATCGGCAGCGTTGATTCTGCCCGGCTGGCCAGCGCCTGGCCCGGACGGCTGGCGCATGCCTGGGCCCAGGGGGATCACCACCGGGCTCGGGCGACGGTTCGCTACACTGCGGCTTGGCTCAGGCGGCAGCCGGGAGGCGGATTGCCCTAGGTTGCGCGCGATGGCGCCCAGGGTGGCCACGGTCTTCTGGGTGTCCTGGCGGATTGCACGCAGTATTGCGATGTCGTGCGTGATCTTGTCCAGGTCGTCAGCAGCCTTGGGGCCGACCAGAAAGCCGTTCTCATCATGATTGGTCGCCATGGTCAGACCGTCCTGATGACGCTACGGACGACATCCATGCCTTTCGACAGAATCCCCGCCGTCTTCTTGGTTTCCGGCTTTTCCTCAGCTGCGGCGGTGTCGTCCGGCAGTACTGCTCTGTCGAAGCGAACGGCGCTATCCAGCATCATCGCCGCACGGTCAGGCGTGAACATGCTCCCGCGCTGGAGCTGGGTCGGGTCCACGCTGTCGAGCATCGCCCCGGGGTGGCCAGCGGCCTTGTAGGTGTCGAGTTTCTTCATCAGCCGGGCGTTGAGGTCCACCAGGTCGTCATTCATCTGGCACTGGTGCAGGTAGTTGGCGCTCATCTCGGCGGCCACCTTCTCGTGCCCGGAAATGACCTGTTCGACGCTATCCATCATCGCCGCGTATTCAGCCGCGAAGCCTTCAGACTCCAGCTCAAGGCCGCTGGCGTCGGCGCTGTCCAGCATCGCGTCATAGCCACGGTTCGTGTCGTAGTTCGGGGTTTGAACGAAGTCCATGCCGTGGAAGGTCTTCGGCGTGCGCTTGCCGTTTTCCTCTGGGGCGTGGAACACAGAGCTGAAGCCATAGGCTTTGCTGTCGAACAGACGGGCGGCGATACGGCCCGGGGAGTTGTCCAGGAATTCCTGATTGTGCTGCAACGTGCCGTCCGGCATGCACTTGATGAACACCGTACGTACGCACGGCTCCAGGACCACGACCTTACCGCCCTCAATGGCAGTCTCTGGGACCTTCAGGCCGTACTTGACCCGAAACCCGTGGCCGAAGTAGCCATAGATATCGCCCTTGCGCACCAGCTCTTGGATGGCAGGCCCGTTGAGTACCGCCATGGCGGCACCGATATCAATATCACGATCCTGGCCGCCGTAGCTGCGCCCGCGATCATTCAAGTTGTAGGTGATGACACCCGTACGCTTACCCATTATTCCTGCCCCTCATCGCCGCCCGGTAGCGGGCTATCGCCAAACCCGCCGCCACCGTCAGGGGCTGGCGGCTTGGCGTCTTTAATGCCTTTGGCGAAAACCTTCGCCTTGTCGCTGTCTACTTCCATCATTCCGGCCATGAACTGCTCGCACACGTCCTCAGGCAGGCCCATGGTGCGCATCAGGTCCATGCCCTGGAGCAACATCACGCCGCCGCTGATAGCGCGCTCACGGCTGGCCTGTTTCTCTGCCTCAAGGGCCGCGATAGAGCCAAAGAAATTGACGTCATACGGGCGCTCATCGTCCGCCCAGCACTTGCCGTCCTTGGCCAGCATGTGGCGGTCGATGATGTCGTTAACCATGGCCATGAAGGCCGTGCGGATGATCCTGGAGCGCTCGGCGGCCTGGCTGCTGGTGCGGTTAAACCCGCCCTCGCCCAGCCCCCCGGTCAGCTGATCGGCGAAGCCAACCATGGACAGATCGATACCCATGGTCCCCGCGAGCTTGCGCGCGCAGTACATGAGGTCTTCGATGTTGGCGCCCGCGCCGGAGTTAGAACCGCCCTGAAACGAGCTGATTTGCGTGAGCTGCTTTTCGCGAAACGTCGGCATGATGTGGAAGTTGCGCGACGTGGCGTAGGTGCCGGTCCTAACCGCTTCCTCAGCCCGGTCTTTCATCGTCTGAAGCATCTTCTCCAGCGAGTCCATGAACGTTTTCTGTTGCTGGGCGGTCATGTCGGAGAGGTCGGCGCCAATCATCGTTTCGTCAATGGAACCGGCGATGCGCTGGCCAACCATGCCCCGGGAGACGGACAACAGGTTGTCGTAGTCCGTTTCTGCGGCCTCCAGGAACGAGCCGCCCACCATGTCGGCCAACGGCATCATCTCTGCCGGGTCGTCGGTCTCCAGGTTGACACGCTGGGCATTCTCGATAGCCCGCATCTGCGGCAGGTACACCATGCGCGGCATGCGCATGCGGACCATATCCAGGTGGTTGAACCGGCACTGCATCTTGGGCCCCAGGCTCACGACGTAGCCCACGGTCTGGCCCAGCTCCATATAGGGCTGCACCAGCGGCGAATACGGGGTTTCGGAGTCCAGGGCGATCAGGCCCACGCCTTTCTCTGTGTAGAGGCGGGCGAAGGCGTCACCGAAGGCGGTGGCCTTGAAGCAGATCCCGTGCGCGTGCTTGTTCAGGATCTTGGCGATGAACTGGAGTTCGTCTACCAGCTTCTTGTCGGCGGCCGAAGCGTTGGGCTTGGCCTCGATAAAGATGGTCTCACCGGTCGTTTCATGGCCGCCCAGGGCCATCTGCACATGCAGGCGCAGGATCGTGCTGATAAGCCCGTCCCCCACCATGTACTGCCACTTCGTGTAAATGGCCGAACGCGAGCGAGCCGGGTGCTGGTTCGATCCCAGCAGCATTTCCACGCCCACATAGTCGGCGTCGAACGTCGCGACCCCTTGCAGCTTCAAATCAGGGGACGTGTTCACGTCGCCCATCAGCTGCTTTGAGAGGCTCGCGAGTGACCCCAGCAAGCTTTTTTTCGCTTTCTTAACGTCAGCCATTGTGTGTACGCATAAGTCCCATTTGGGAAACAGCGTACAGGCGCAAAAAGCCCTGATTTGACGGGGCTTTGCACGGTTTTACGGGGGTGTCAGACCGCTGGTTTCGGGCTCATCTGGGCGCGGGCTGAGCAGGTACAGGCGGGTGTATGGCGGGATGTTCAGATTGCCGGTCACATCGACGATTTCATAGTTCAGCAACAGGTTGCCGCCCATGAACAAGGTGACCAACATTCGCTTGGCGGGCTGCACATAACCTTCCGCGCCCGGGTTGGGGATTTGCTCGATAGACGCCTGGATATCGCCCGTTGGGTAGTTCAGGCGCGTTCCGTCGTCCGATGTGTTGCCAAGGTCAGGCGCGAACGGCTCAGCGAACACTACCCGGCCTTCGCAGGCGTACACCCACGAATAGTTGACCTCATCTTCGTCACTGATCATGCCCGCCCCGCCCAGCGTCGGGCTGCCATCAAAGGCGCTGCTGTCTGACTCGCGGTCAACCTGCTTTGTGTATAGCGCGCAGTCGATGGCGTTGGCGTCCCGCAGCGTGCGCTGGCGGTTTGCGCGGTTGACCTGGATAGCCACGTTGTTAAGCACTTTAACTCCTTAACTCTTTAGAGTTTTAACTCTTAAACTCTTTAACTCTGCGCATTGTCGGCGGCAGCGATGGCGACACGCGCGGCCTGCTCGGTATAGCCCAGGCGCATCATGGCTTTAATCTTCTTGTCCATCGGCACCGGCTTATTGACCTTGGCCGCGTGGGTCTTGCGTAGCGATTCGTTGGCGGCCTTCACCCTGGCCGCCGACCGCACCGCCTCAGCCGGTTGCGCGCCCCTGGCCACCCGCTTCTCTTCCGTGGTGCGCACCTGCTTGGCCCGACTGCGCACCGCCGCCGCGTCCTTCAGGAACTGCTGCTGTTCCTTCACCGTCATGATCTGCTGCTTGCCGCCCAGGGTCTTGCGCCCGTGCTCGATCATGCGTTGGGCAAACCGATTGAACAGCGGCCCGTGGGACAGCGTGGCCATGACCCTCAGAACGTGCTTGCAGGCCACCCCGTACAGCTTGGGGTTGCGCACGCGGGGGAAGCCGTCTTCAGATCGGCCATAGTTGAAGTTACCGATGCTGGCGATGTAGCGATACCAGAAGGTATGGCGCCGACAGTCGCAGTCAAACTTGATCTTGCCCTTGGCCAGCTGCTTGGCAGCCTCTGCGGCCGGTAGCCCACCGGACAGCGCCGCGTCGTAGGCCAGGAACTGTACCCACACGTAGTGGCGCGATACGTCGCTGTTGGGGCCTGCATTGGTCTGGAACTGGACGGCGCCCGCGCGGTTGGCCACCGGCACGGCCATGTGAATCTCTTTGTTCGCCCGGTCGCGGTCGCCGGACGCCGACAGGTCAATGACCTTTTTAGCCAGGATGCCGCCCGATGAGCTGGCGCCGTTCTGGCCATGGATGCGCTGCACATCCCGTACGGCGGCCTTGAATGCCTTGATGTCGTCGAAGGTAAGCATGCGGGGCTTACCGTCGATAGTGGTAAACAGCCCCCGCTTAGGCTCGTACAGGCCGCCCAGGTCGTCGGCGGACAGAATCTTGTCCTGATCCCCCAACCGGCGCTTGAGGTCGTGCTCAAACGATAGCCTGGCTTCTTTGCCCGCCTTCGACGCCGCCTGTATCAGCGCGTCCCGGTCCAGATCCTTGCCCGCCATCAGCGCACAGACTGCGTAGTCGTTGTGATACCGCAGCGCTCTTTGAGGTAGCGCAGGTATTCAACGGTTGGCAAGGTAAGGTCTTGTTCCTTCAGGGGCGAGTCAACAGTCGATAGGCCCGCCGCCGCCAGGATCACCCGCGTCTCTGTCGGGTCTTTGAACGCACGCAGCGCCACCGCCGACAGGTTGTATCTGTCGGTGGGCACGGTGCGGATAACTTGGCAATTGCTGGAGTACGGCGGTTCTGTATTCGCGAACCGGCGCAGCTCTCGGTAAAAACGCGCTTCTTCGATCATGGCCAAACCCAAAATAACGTCGGGCAATGGTCACATGGGATATAGAGGGCGGCAGGCAGTGGGTTTGCATGCCGTGGAGGCGGGAGTTATTCGCGGGCCAGCTGCTCGCGCAGATCCTTGGCAGCCTGGGCCAGGTCTTTGGAGCGCTTCGCCGCCAAGGCGCTTTGACGCTCCAGGGCGATGATGACCATGGCCATCTGGCGGGGCGGCACCGTCTTACCCCAGCCGTATACGGTCTGGAAGCTCAGATTAAGCGCTGCCGCAATTTCCTTCTTGTTACCGATCAGCTCAACGAGCCTTTGCACTTCCATACCAACCCCGAACAAAACAACAGCAACTCAAACAGATTATTCAGTCTACCAGAAAAGCAAAACCCGCCGTGTGAGGCGGGTTCTAGAGCTGCTGGCGGTCAGTCGCAGCTGATCGATACCGGGAACTTGCCGTACATGTCCTTTACGACGTGCAGGGCCGCCCGCACGCCCTTGGCGAAGTCCTCAGTCATGACGTACGGCGTTCTGTCCTGGCCGATCTGCAACGTTGTGCCGGTGCGCGCGCCCTGCATCAGTTCGTTCACCTGGGCCAGGCGGGTAGCGTTCCACTGTTCCAGGTGGCGCACACCCTCGACCGACTCCGGCAGGTGGACTACTTGAGCCACCAGCGCCTTGAACTCTTCCACTGCCAGTTCGTAGTCGTCGAGCTGGTCCTCTCTGGCCAGGGGATGGTCAACACGACTGAACTGCTGGGCGAGCGCCTGGCTGGCGCCCACAACGGTCGCGATGACCCTGCGGCGAACCTGCGCCTGGGTCTCTGGATCTGCCGACTTGATCAGCAGGGAGACATCAGGGCTCTGCGGGTCCGGGGACTGCTCATTCATTGGGGTTTTCCTCGGAAATTGGCGTTAAGTGTGGGGCTGCTTTGTTTCGTTCAACGAGCGCAGCAATGGGCTCGATGCGAGCGCGGCGCGCCAGCGGATACGGCCCCACTGTCGTCACCACGGTACGGCCCACATCCAGCCCGTTGTTGTTCCGGTGCCAGCCGATAACGCTTGATTCGCGCACCAGAACGCCCCGGCTGAGGCGGATAAGCCCGGAAACATTGGTCTCAACGTGTTTTAGGGTGATGTAGTTGGACAGCAGGTATTCCAGGCCGTCGCCTGTGACGCCGATCACATATTTATCGGACGCCTTAAAAATGGCGATGTCACTGGCTTTCAGGTGATGAGTTTGCCGGTCTCTGTAGGCTGAAATAATCAAGGGCTCAAAACTCCTGGACTGGGCAAAAGGCCACTAAAAAACTATCCCTATACATTGTTGAGCCCAAAAAAACGCATTTCGAGGCCCAAAAACGCGATTGGCCCGAATTTACCACCCTTTACCATGCTCCAGACAAGCTGACGGGTGCCTGAACGGTTAGAAAGCTTCATTTCGGCGAATCCTCTGTGTTTGGCGCCCACAAAGCGCCATTCAGGTCACTGCGACCGAAACCCTGACACACCAGCTCTTGAGCCAGGTGACTGGCCATCTCGATTGTGACGCTGTTATCCGCTGTGTAGAGGGCCTCTTTCAGCGCGCTCACAAGCTCGGGATTCCTGGCTGCGGCGGTATAGTCGTATTCAGTCGCCGGAACTGTGGCAGCAGGGGCGCAGCAGCTGTCATAGAGCGCCTCGCAGATGCGGCGTGTAGGCGTAGAAGTGGTATTGCTTGTCCGCCCGGTTGCCTCCAGGGCAATGCGATACATGCGCTCAATGGCTTGCTCGCGGGCGGTCAGCTGTACAGCTGGTGGCTTTGGCTGGCGGGGCCGAAACTTGCTGTCGATACTGCAATACCGCTCTTGTTCAGCCGTGGCCACCCAAATCAAGATGTGCTGACGCCCTACAGCGGTGATTTCCACCTCACCCCATACGCCTACGCCATTCAGCAGTTCGCACAGCGTGCCAGGTGGCGGTACACCGGAGCCATCCCACTCGGGAGCGCGCGGCACCATCTCACCAGGAAAGGCGCCACGGAACTTGAACACGTCCCCTGACCACTCCCAGCCTGAAGCCTCGGTAGCAGTATTGAAGATGTCGCCGTGTACGCGGTAGAACGCCTCGGGAAGGACTCTTCCAAAGTACAGACCGGCAGGCGCCCAGTGGGTGGCGTTGTCCGGGCCGATATTCCAATCAGGCTTATTCATGGTGAGCAACCTTTGCGGCGGTGAGAGCCTTGAGCACGCCTGTGGAAAGGTCCGGCGAGAGTGCCGCCTTACTGCACAGCAACGCGAAGTCCAACAGCTCCGCATATCCAGGCGCCTGGCGGTAGCCCGCCTCAAACAGCTTGAGAGCGGTGTACCCTTGGTTTTCCCGCCAGTTCGCACTCATGACGTCGATCATTCCGGCAATCTGATGATTCTTTGCCTCTTCCTGCTCCAGATCGGCGGCTTGGATGACACTGAAACGTGACAAGGTGATCTTGTCAGCAGGCGCCATAAGCTCTACACCCGCCTTCATGTCTGCCTGTACCGACGAGCCAAACGGCACGCGAACGACCTCGATCACCACCCAATGGCTGGACAGGTATTTGACGCGAGCATGTACCCAGGCCTTGAACCCTCCCGCGTAGCTGGAATGCACGTTGTACCCGCAGGTGGAACCCTGTGGCGGGAACCCTACGCCGTCCCACAGCACTGTATCCATTACGCCAGATCCTCAGCAGTGACTGTGTAGGGGGTGGAATCCTTCACCATGAAGAACGTCGGCTGACAGTGCTCGCGCACCCATGCCTCCAGGAGCGTCTCAAACTCCTGTCCGGCTTCGTCTGGCACCTCGGGGTAGCCAGAGCACCACTCGCTATTGCCGTTAGCGCTGGCGTTGTCCTGCATCTGCTCGCGCAGGTCGTCAATGAGCATGTCCGCGCTGACGAAGTTGGCCGGGTCTTCGTAGTGCTTGGTGCCGCGATAGACGACATGGCCAGGCTCCACGGTCGGGCAGTTGTCGAGCAGCTCGGCCAGGGAGTCAAAACCGTAAGTTTCGTTGTTGAGCGACCACGTTTCCTCTACCGGCGCGGGCATGCGCGGCCCTGAGTAAGTGATTGTCATAGCAGGCTGATCAGGCGTGCCATCGCCGAACGATATGCTGGCCAGTCGCGAGCCAAGCGGACACATAGAGGTAGCCGCGATGTGCAAGGCCTTTTCAATATGGTCAAAAAACTCCTTTTCGGCACTCGCAGACTCTCCTAGCGCGTGGCCATGAGCACGCTGGAATAAGCCTTCAAAGTCGGGTGGCGGGATATTGATTGTCTGGGCGTTGGCGACCCGCTGGCGCTGCAACTCAGCTTTTAGCGCGTCACGATGCTCTGTAAGGGCCTTAATCTTCTTTCTGGCGCTCATGCACTACTACCTCTTGCGTAATTGATATGGGGTGGCTTTCTTCTCGAAAGTGAATCTCTGTACTGCTCATCCCCGCGAACTGGGCGCCAGGCCCTGACAGGTCGCCCAGCGCCGCCATGTACTCGGCAACCCGGGACAGAGACATGCCGGTGAACGTGCCGCCCTCCAGGACGAAGCTGTAGGGGGGTGGTGGCGCGGCCTTGGCGACATTCGCCGCCGCCTGCAACGTCCGGCACTGCCCTTTGGTCCGCTTCAAGGCACGGCTCAGGCCATCGTTGCGGGCGGTCAACCGGCTGCTGAGCCCCTGTAGGCTCAGATTGTCAGCCCGCAGGCGCTCGATTTCGGCCTGGAGAATGCCCACGGCTGTTTCACTCATTGCCGGGCGCCCTTGGCCATGCGCGCCAGCCGGTCGATTTGGGTCTTTGCCTTGAGCAGCTGCACGGCGTGAGCCCGTACAGCGCGGATCTGACCCAGGCGGTACGCGCCAACCAGGCTGAAGACAAAGAACACAGCGGCGCCCACGCCCCACCAGATCATTGCTTAGTACCTGCGGGAAGGCGCGCAAGGCTCGCCTCAACCTCCTGGCGAAACTCTTCGGGGGTCAGCATGGTGGTGTCCACCAGCCGTTCGGCCAGATTCTCAGAAAGCTTGGCGTTGGCCGCCCGCAGCTCTTCAATGGTGGCCAACTGGTCGTCCAGGATGTTAGCCATCGCGTCGAGCCAACGCCGGTCAACCTTGGCGGGATCACGCTGTAGCACGCCCAGGGCATCAGCCATCAGCGTCGTGTCGCCGGAGCTGGCGCCTATGCCGCGCAAGGCATCCTGCTTGATTCTGGACAGCCAGCCGACTGTTATCGGCCCCTGATGAACGAGCGTGCTACTCATATGTAATATTCCAGTTATGTGGGTCTATGTTCAGGATATCAGCGGGTAACGCATTATCAAAACAATGTATATCTATGTGAGCCCAGCCATAACCGCCCGCGCCGCCTCCAAGGCCAACTTGCGCCGGTCGCTGGCGTTGTCGAACGACTCGCCCTGTGCAGGCACGTAATCGACGCCTTCCAGGAAGGCCATGGCCAGCGTGTCCAGGAGGTCGGGAGATGGCAGGCCCTCGGCGGCCATGTCCTGCTTGCGGGCGATGTGGTAGCGCCCCAGCTCATCCAACACGTAGGGGATACGGCTGGCTTGGTCGATCAGGTCCTTTTTGTACTTGCTGCTCAGGCGCACCACGCCATCCTTGACGGCCTCGACGAAGTGCACCGTTGATTGCGCGCGCTGGTTGAGGAAGCGCTTGCGGTACTCGTTGCTGAACGGCAGTTCGCCCCAGCGCACGCCCTTGACGTGGATACCGCCGCCAGACAGCTCCACCAGCCGCTTGAGGAACTGGTTACCCATACCGTTGGTATCGACAATGATGGTCACGTTGCTGAACGCTGCGGCGTAGTCCAGGACCTTGCGCGCCACGGGCGTCCAATCCTCGGTGTTCGTGTACACCGGCACGTCTACAACCTCGATACGGCGCCGGTCGGCGGTCATCCGGTCGCCGTTGCCTATCATCTTCAGGTGAGTCGCCACCGTCTTGTCTCGGCCTACGCCCGCCGCGACGTCCACGATGATGACGTGGCCAAAGGCTTCGCCCGGCAAGATGACGTGCGGGCCTTCAATGACGTGCTCCAGGGCGGCCTGGCTGAGCAGGTACTTGCTGGAGTTGGTCGGGAACATGCCCCGGACCTTAATTTGATACTCGACCTCATCCCGGCCGCCGTACTGCTGAAGCTTCTCTTTGATGAACGCCACACCGACAAGCGTGCTTTCCTCAGAACTGAACGTGAGGTTTGTCCAGGGGCCGCCCTGGCGCACGCTGTTGTTGTGGTGGGAGTCACGGAAAAACCCGCTGTTGCGCGTCGGCTGGGACGCCATGACGAAGCGGTTGCGGGGGTCTGTGAGTGCGCCCCCGATCACGCCAAAGTTTTCATCAGCGATGCCAGATGCTTCGTCCGCCAGCCACATCAAGTAATCGGCGTGCGTACCTGCCAGGTTCTCCGGCGAGCCACGCGGCGCTGTACGGGTGGTGACGTACCAAATGGCGCTTTTTAGGTTCACGTAGACCTTTTCGGCCTGGATCGTGAAGTAGTCGGCAATCCAGGCATGCGGGCCTTTCTCAATCATCGCCTTGAGGGTGGTGATTTCTTTCCACACGCCCTCTCGCACCGTCTTGAGCTTCGGCGCGGTGATGTAGGTGTTGGAGTTGCGGTAGCAGAGCAGGTGCCATAGGGCGATGACGCCAAAGCTGCGCGTCTTGCCGGTGCCGTGCCCAGACGCCACCGACACCCGACACCCGTACTTGGATGCGGCGTCGAACAGCTCTTGCTGCTGGTGGGTGACCGGCTTACCTGTGATACCCATCCCGCACACCTCTACGGCGAAGCGGTACAGGTCGAAGGCGTAGCGTTCAACGAATGCAGGCCAGCGCGGGTCAGCATCCAGCGCCAATTTTCTTTGTTTTTTCGCCTTGGCCATGCCATCCCTTAACGCAGAAGAGCCGTATTACCGGCCCCTCTAACTTACTGCGCGATTTGCTGGTGCTTACTGGGCGGTTTGCGCGGCGCGTTGCGCGCCAGCTCGCTCCATGTCCGCCAGCATCATCGCCACGGACTTGATGGCCGACTCTGGCGCCGGGCATGTCTTGATCTTCGACTTGAAGGGCCAGAAGCCCGCGTAGCGCATGGGGTACACGCCAGCAGCTTGCAGCGCGTAGCAGGCCGCCCCGCGCATCAGCTGGCCGCTTTCGTACTCTTGATCCTTCTCGACCGTATAGCCCTCTTCCTGGCGCTGGCGCTGTAGCTCCAGGAGCACGTCCATCACCACCGGGCTGACACTGGGTACGCCCAGGAACACCGGCCGGGCGGGCTCCCACCCCTGGGTGCGCATACGTGGCCAGTCCGGGGACTCTGGGCCGGTGGGGCGCGTCGAGACGATGCCTTGCACCTTGCCGCCCCGGATAGCCGCCCACCCTAGCGGCGTCGAGCTGTGCCCGGCCATCGGCACCGCGACACTGCTCCAGACCTTATAAGTTGCCTGGGTGGCCGGGTTGGCGTAGCCGTCGCCGTCGCGCTCCAGATCGGTGATACCGGCCTCACGACATGCATGTTCGAAATGAGCGTTGTTCAGGAATAAGGACATTCGTTACCTTCCCAGTCAGCTGTGATCAGCATCCAGAGTTCTGGCGCCAGCTCATGTCGGCCAGCCACCTCTATTTGCCCGTGCCTGTTGCGTATCCACAGCGTCGGGCCTATCTCCAGCTCCACCCGTATCTCTTCGCCTGTGCGGCGATGGATTGCGCGTAGAACCCTCAAGAGCGCTGCCCGGGCAGGTCTTCAACGAATATCGGGATGAACCGTAGGCGCGCCGCGACGTGATCCAGATCGGCCTGGGTGTAGCCTCGGGCCAGGTGTCCGTTTACGCGCGGCACCAACAGCGTGCGGTGGATCTTCACGCCACCGGTCACGTAGTCCCGCAGGCCACGCAGCAAAACCGCCTCAGTGGGCCTGTGCGGGAAGAATGGCCACGTACCGCCCGCGCCGACGCCGGAACCTTGCAGGTCGATAGCCGGAACCTTGGGGTCGGCGTCCCGGTAGAACACACGGCCGTCCACAGTGATCTGTAGGCGCGCAACCGCTCCGTCCTCGCCGGACCACATCTTGCTGCCCACCTGGGCGATTTCACTCAACACCGCGTTGGCGTGAGCCAGGCGGCGCAGGCGACGGGTGCGGGCTGCGTCGTCGGGCTGCCGTGAGGGTGTTGCTATCTCTGGCTGATTCATCTGGGTCTCACAGCATTTTCAATTCAAGTTGCGCACGGGTGCATTCATTGGCCCCGTGCGGCAGGGCTCCGGTGCCCCGCTCACAGTTACGACGCTTGCAGTCCAGGCACCGGGTAAAGCGTCCACCCCTCGCGGCCGAACGCCAGACAATCCGGTCACCGCCGCAGTACCGGCAGGACATCACAGAATGTCTAATCCCTTTTAATCCCCGACCTTTGCGGCCCGCGCTTGCATCATCAAATCCGCGTACTGCCAGCGCAGTTGAACAAGGCGTTCGAGGTCGCCAGGCTCGTTAGGAAAGCCGCCATGCGAGAAGGGCGCATGTACGGCGAAGTCATCGCGCAAATCGCTCAGGTACTGCTTGTCGGCCTGATATTGGCGCTCAAGGGCTTGTTGTTCCCGTGCCCGCTTCTTGTCAGTCGCCAGAGCCACGCTCTCCGACATGATTTGATCGGCAGAGCGCGGCGTACGGCGGTCGATCACCGGCCGGGCCGGGGAGGGGGCTGTGCTGCCCTTGAGCGTGGTCACGTCAGCACCAGCCACCAACAGCGTGCTGGGCGAAGTAGCCGTGATGTACGCATCTATCAGCGGACGCATGGCTACCGGCGTGACCGCAACACCGGCCTTGCCGCGCTCGACGGGGAGCCAGCGCTTGCCATCGATACGCACATGGAAGTGCTGACCGGCACCACCATCACGCACCGCGACACCGTAGTTTTCCAGCCAGGTACGGAACCCCGGCATCTGTTCAGGCTGCAACAGCCCTGCATCGTTGGTTTTGATATCGCCAGCAACTGCGTTCATGGGTTACTCCTGTGCCGCATAGGGCTTTAGGTTTTGAGGCCGTCCGGGGTGCTTGGAGCTGCCCCGCTGGGGGGTGACGGCGGTTTGGCGCATAGAGAACTGTCCGGTCTTGAACTGGAACAGCTCCCACAGGCCGACTTTCATTGCTACGGTTCCGTCCTCATACGTCTGCCAGGCCCTGCGGCTGACATAGATAAGATCGGCGCACGCACGCTGACTCAGGCGAGCGTGGGCTCGGGAGTCTTTGACCTGCTGCATCGTTGGGCTTGGGACCTTCAATTGACGATCCCGATCTGGGCCAGCTCTTGGGCGCGCTCAAGCATGGCGGCCTTGTTGGCCTCGGTGTTCTTCTCGGCGCGCGACATGATTTCGTCGAGCTGCTCGTCGGTGACCACGTTCACGGCCGCGACAGTAGGCTCTACGCTCATGTTGAACAGCTTGGCCAACAGCTCGCGGTAGCCCTTCTGGCTTGCCACTTTGATTTCTGTGCCGTCCTTGCCTTCCTTAACGCCCTCATAGATCGCCAAGGCCGCTGGGCTCAGGTCTGAAGTGTCTTTGAACAGGACGTGGCCATAGCCTTCGCCGTCGCACTCAGGGCAAGCGGGGTTCGGCTTGCGGGTAGCGTTGTAGCCAACACCGCCCATCTCGTCGAACGGCCCTATTACCTTGTCTTGCTCGGCCGCTTCTGCCTTGGCGATTTCGTATTGCTCACGGCGAGCCAGCATTTCACTGGGGCGCAGCTGGTGCTTGTGATCTTTGCCGTAGCAGCACCGGCAGCACCGACGCACGTACTCAACCAGCTCACGCGGATCAGCGAAGGACGCGGCATGGACCACGCCCAGGATCTGGTTTTGTACGTCGGCGGTGCGCGCGAACAGCTCGACCTGGCGAGCCTGCGTATAAGGGTGATGCTTAACCTTTCTTAGCAGCTTGCTGGCGCCCACAGCCGCAACGTTGTCGTTCTTGCACTTGTAGCCCGCCTCACGGTACGCCTGCGCCGCGCTGTAGCTCACCAGCCACAGATCCACGAAACGCGCCTGCCGGGCGTCAAGGCCGTGCAGATTCGCGGTTTCCAAGGCCTCCAGCTCTTTTGGCGTGAGCGTGATCGGGTTCTTGATGGTGGCCGTGCCAGGCTTCCTGGATGGCGTAGGAGCGGGAATATCAGCTGCTGGAGACGTCTTTACCGGGGGCTTTCTGGTAGCCGCGGTGCGTGCCTTGGCGGGCTTTTTGGCCTGTTCGGGCTTGCTAACCTTAGCCGCACGGGGCTTTTTGGGTGTGCTAAGTGGGGCAGAGGCTGCGGGCGGCGCTTCATTGCCCCCCGTCGTGCCGGTCGTTCCTGCCTTTGTCCTGCGAGCAGCCATCGCTCCCCCTTAGTGCGTAATTCGTTCGCTACTGTCTGTCGTAGCGGGGCCAACTTCTTGCGCTTTGTCAGTAAAAAAAAGAGCACGCAGCGCGTGCTCTCTCTGGGCGTAAGTCCTGGTACTGACTCCCACCACTATCGGCCAACGGAACGCTGCCGACCGGCGTCGCAAGGGTGGTATCCCTTTTCCTAACGGTTATCCATGCCGTGGTGTTTTCCATGCTTGTCTAAAGCACATCTGCCAACTGCAAACCGCACAGAAGGCCACCAACAACGAGCGACCGCTAACATGCCCTTAAAGGAGGCCAGGCTCTTACCGTGAAACGAGTATGCGGCGGGCCGGTGCCGCGCTTAGGCGCTGGGTCAACCCGCGTCACTGGTGCCACTTGGGGTCCGAGGCTCCCCGCCCCGCTTACCATTACAGTCCGCCGCATACAACAGAGCTTTAGAGTTAAAGAGTTTTAGAGTTAAAACTCTTTAGAGTTAAAGCGCTCTTGCTATGAGTCGGTGAAAAGCCCCGCAGGCCCCAAGCATGAAAGCCTGCGGGGGTGTTACTACCGGCGTTCCTTACTGGTTCACGCCAGAGAGCACCACTGACCGGCTATACGCGCTCTCCCCTCCAGCCCTTCTGTCTACTCGCCATCAAAACAACAACTGCTGCACCTGCTGCACAATCATCTCCGGTGCGGGCTGGTAGGCCTCGCACTCAAGCAAGGATTCCTCCCGCTTGCGGCGCTGGATCTGCTTACCCATGCTCACATGGAGTTCGCTAATCAAACGGACCAACTTTGCACCACCCCGGATGCCGTCGAAGTCTTCAGCGTGAGCCTTGACGACGCCCAGGGCGGCGGCCAGTTCGGTCGCAATCACCGCAACCTCAGCCAACAGCACACGGTCAAGGCTCAAGGCCTCGATCATGATGGAGTTGCGGTTTGCGATGGTTTCGACGAACTGGGTGAAATTCTGAGAGAGCGAGGCGGTGACGATGCCCCGCAAAACAGCCTGATTACCCTCTTCCGGCTCGGCCAGAATGTCGTCGTGCATGTCGAGCAGGTAATCGGTGGTGACGCCGTACAGCTGCGCCAGGGCGCGTACGTGGGCGGTCGGCGGCATGCGGTGGCCGTTCTCATAAAGACTGACGTTTGTCACCCCTTTGAGAGCCAGCGCGATACCGGCAGCGCTCAACGTCAAACCGGCGTTCTGGCGAGCCCGGCGCAGCTTGCGCCCGCAGATCACAGCAAGTCGGTCCTCTTCGGCCTTGGTGCGCTCGTTCAGGCCTTCGCCTTCCCCGAGGTACTCCGACCCAAACAAAGATTGCGCGTGTTGGGAAGTCTCGCCAGGCGTCTGGCCTGATTGCTCGTTAGCAGTTGCGATTGACTTATCCCCAGACATCTACAGCGCCCTCTTTTTGCACACACCAGCGGCCGCGATTAAAAATCATCCCTATACATTAAGCAAGCGGAAAAGCGCAGAAAATTAGCTATTGGCGCTGCTTTTTTGACAACTTACGGTAGTTCTTGGTCCCGCTCTGCGAACAGATTTATCACACGGGCCTTTAATTTATCGGCCATACAGGGATTCAGCGCGTTTTCG